GTGCTTGTCGTGGTCGTTGTGTTTGATACCTTGGATCCAGTTTGATCCATGAAGTAAGTACGGTCCTCATAAGTTCGAGGAGCAACCAACTCAATCTCACCATAAATACGGCTGAAGTTCGTCTGTACCACAGAAGAATTTTCAGTTGTAGTCGTTGAGGTTGGTGGAGTCGCATCACTGTAGGTGACGTTCACCACAGTAGTTTTGACCAACGGAACCGTTGAGTTTGTGGTGTTGTCCTCAATGGTGACTGCATTCGTCAGCGTAGGGAATGGACCAGTAACTGGGTCACCATAATTTACAGCACTGATTTGAGGATCTGCCAAGTAGTTGTATTCGATGTACAGGTAATTGCTGCTCACATCAAAGCCGTCAGCGTAGAAAGAAATCTGCCCACCAGAAACACGAGTGATCACAATCAGGTTTGTGCCAGAGTCATAGTCAGCAACCCAGTTGCTGTTCAATTCTTCTGGGTAGTTGATACCCATGTACCGTTCTGCCCAACGCAGAAAGTCAGCAGGACCAATTTCAGCAGTCTGAACCGTACTGGTAAATCCAGCACGAGAAGGAATCTGGCCGTTTACAGTAGTGGTGTTGAGACTGCCAGTACTGTAGAACGCACCAGTAACCAAACCAACTTGATTTGAGTACCCTTGTGTACGTGACCATTTGGCAAAGCTTCTCAGCTTGATGCCCGGTCCACGAAGGTAGCTGTCAGTAATTGTCTGACCAATATCAGACTCATTGATGACAGCACCGACTACCGTTGACTTCAGAAAGTTTGCACGTTTGTTGACGTCCCCTGCCAAGTTATAAACAGAGGACGAAACGTAGGTAGTCGATCCCATTTCAAATATCCTTACGCCAAATTGTTGTTGGCTTTGATGGTGGTCAACACACCATCAAGAGAAGCATTGGTAAATCCACTAGGAGCAACCAAACCTTCATCCAACGTCTTCTGCGTAATCCAGGCATCAGTGAACAGCTTCGCTGCTTTGTGCTCAGCATCACGTTTGTAACTGGTGATCTGCTGATCGTACAGAGCCTTCTGCTTGCCAATGGAACCAACGATTAAAGCACCATCAGTACGAGTATCCGTAGTCTGACCACGCTGAGCTTCCATCTGTTCATTGCTCAGTTTCTCTTGAGCAACCAAGTTGTCCAACTGCTGAGGCAAGATATTTGCCAGCGTGTAGGCCAACGTATCGTTCTGAGTTTCCTGACCGATTTTCTCGGCAGTCATTTTTGCAACTTGCATAGGCAAGACAAAATCCAACTGGTACTGAACAGTAGCATTCTGGATAAGTTGACCATCCTTTTCGACAGTCATCTTTGTCAACTGCATTGGCAGGATCGAATCCAATTGATATTGGGCAGTCTCGTTTTGAATCAGTTGACCATCTTTCTCAGAGGTCAACTTGGACAATTGCATAGGCAACATATTGTCCAACTGATACTGTGCAATACAGTAGTTCGTAGATTCTGTAGAAAGCTTCATCTTCGACAGTGCGTACTCTGCCTTCATCATCTTGGCTTTGTAATGCACCACTGCCAGTTCAGTTGTGGCAAGACGCATCTGAATCCTGCCAGTGATGGCAGCTACCTGTGCTTGCACAGCACCCCAGTAGGCTTGGTCTTTGCCAAGCAGGTATTGCACAGCACCACCGATGGCAGCCTGTGTCAGTGCCACATACGCTTTGGCATACTCAGCACCAGTGATTCGATTCTTGTCGAACTCTTCTTTCAGGTGCATCTTCACACCTTCCATGAGTGCATCAAAAGAACCAGCACCACCAACAGTCCGAGTCGTAAGCTCAGCTACTGACAGCTTTTGGATCTCACCGTACAGTGGGTTTGTCTCATTACCCGGTAAATCAAATTCAGGATTTTCTGGGTCATAGACTGGAATGGCAATGTCCTCTCCTACAAGAAGAGTGCCCATCAACTCACTGGCTTCGATTTCTGCACCGCATGTGGACATAGTGATCACCTTAATTATTTACAAAAACAAATGGCCCGAAGGCAAAAACCAACGGGCCATTGTAAATCCAGATTGGATTTTAACTATTGCCAGCAGCAAGTTGTGCAGTGGCCAGTTCACCCAACTCTTTTTGAGTCAGTGGTGGCAGAACTTCCAGTGCGAATTCCCGTGCCCATGAGGTGTCAACACGAGTCTGTTTGGTAACAGGATCCTTGGACACACGGACACTCAGGAAACGGCGAGATTCTAGTTGTGCATAAATGCACATTGGAACGTGGTAGCCATTTTCAGACTGCTCACCAAATGGGATGTACTTCTTCACAGTGCCGATGTACTCATTGGCCACAGTGATGATTTCACCCGGCAGATCCTTTTTCTTTGGATCCATGTTAGTAATTCGCAAGCGAATCAGTTTCATCTGTTCACGTTGCAAGTGCTGACGCAAAGCCACTTTAGGAGACTTGGACAAAGGAGGTGCAGCCGCTGTAGTAGCAGCTTCGTCAATGGCCAGTGGGTTCACTTTGGCAGCAGTAACAGCAGGGGCAGGTGGATCTTCATCAGTATCACCTTCCATAGCTGCATTCACCTTGATGCGAAGCTTTTCAAGGCTGATGTTGTTTGAGAAAGACAGGCCCATCAAACGGGCACGATCTTTGAGCAAGCTCAGTTCGCTCACACTTGGGAGATCAGTCTCTTGCTCATCCTGCTGTTCTTGACTACGGGTGTTGTCTTGCTCAAGATCACCAGTGTTGTCAGGGTTTGGGGAAGCGTTTTGCTCAGTCATGATTTACTTTCGGGAATGGGAACATTAGAACCAATGAAGAAAAAGAGGGGATTTCTCCCCTCCCTTTCTGGCCTACCGATTAGATAGGAGCAACCGTCTTGATCAGAGCAATACGCTCTGGACGGAACACGATCATGCCGTAGTACCACTTGATGGAACTGAAGCCAGTTTCACCGTATGGATCATTACGGTCAGCAGTCGTTGCACCCGGCATCTTGGTGATGACGTTGAACTTCACCGACTTGCCATCAGTCTGGAAACCGATGGTAGAGAACGACTGATCGCCCACGATGAGGATCGGGAAAATGTCGTAACGCTCATTGCCACCAACCATGCTGGTACGGTAACCGGGGTTGTCGCCAACCACAGCACCAGCGCCAGCCCAATGCAGCATGTCAGGCACTTGCACGAAACGGAAAGGACCAACAGAGCCGATTTCACCATTGATGGGCGTACCCGCATCAGCGTAGTGCTGCACTTCAACAAAAGCCTTGTTGTCAAACAAGTCCTTCATGGCTTGCAGGATTGGTAGCAGTTCCGAACCAACGTAGGCAATACGGCCAGCACTGATCACTTTCGTGTCAATGTAGCGGCTACCGCTGATCATCGTGGTCTGCTTCGGAGTCCGGTTGTCATCCAGCACAGCCGATGCACGCATCAGGTTGGCGTAGGACAGGATCGAAGCTGGAATCTCAGGCACTGGACCAGCAGCAGGAGTAACTTCACCAGTGATGGTTTCGTTGCTGATTGCAGCGCCGGGATACAGAACCACACCAGCACTGGCCAACAGATCGCGTTGCAGCACATCTTCAGTCAGCTTGGTAGCACCAGTCATCAGTTCACGGGACAGGTGTTCCTTCAGCATGTCATCACTGTCGAAGTCCATGGACTCTTGGGTGAATTCATAGAAAAAGCCGAACTTGTGCAGAGTGCCTTCACGTTCGATACGGGTGAAACCGATACGGTTCACACGGCCACCGTTTTCTGTCAGCAGAGGCAGTTTGCCAGTGATCGTGCCAATGTCTTTGGACGAACCGTACAGGTTGCCGTTGACAGTGGTGACACCATTGGCGTCGATACCTTGGTCGTTGACGTTGCGGTCATCGAGCAGAGGCACGTATTCATGCACTTTCACGGTCTTGCCAAAATGCTTGGGCATATTGACTACCGATGCCATAGGCATGAAGTACTGTTCACGGCGAGCCTCAATCAGAGACTTGCGGAGCCAGAAAAACGAGTTCATCTGATCGGAGCCAGTACCGTCGATACTGGATTTTTGACCCAATGCGGGTGCGTTGTAGTTCAACATTTTGAAAGTCCTTTACAGGCGATTCGCCCAATTTTTCATGAAGTCTTCATCACCCATGCCTTGGAGATTGGCGATAGGTGCTATGCGTTTTGGATTACCACGCGAAGCAGCAGCAGCATTTGCGGCAGCACTATTGGTCACTTGTGGCTTAGGAGCTACCACACGGGTAGCAACTGGCACGTTGACTTGTGCTGCTGGTCGTACTCCAGCATTTTGCGAGGGTTGGGCTACTTGTAGCGGTGCAAGATCTGCAAACGCTCCTTGAGCACCCAGTTCATTACCAACTTTCATGTACGCCTGAACAAAGGGCGTACCGGCTGGAATAGCACCAAGCATAGTTTGTCGTTGTACTTCAGTTGCTACACGGTCATAAATACCGTTTTCGCGTTGCTGATGAATGATCGACAAGACCTCTGGCGATTTCCAAAGCTCTTCTTTCGAGGTTTTATCCCAAGTTGTATTGATGATTTGGAGAGTTTCTTGTCCGGTTGGGGTAGATTTAACATCTTCCAACGCTGAACGAAACGCTACCTCATCATCACCGACTTGGTGATTTCCTTGTTGGTAAGTAGATTCGGCTTTCAGATCAATATCCAGTGGGTCAATACCTGATTCCTTGATCAGCTTCTTGATTGCCTCTGGATTCTTTTTATCCAAATCAATGTAGTACGAGAGTTTACTCTCATCCAACATACCGTTGTTCTCCAACATCGCAAGAATCTTGCGGTGTGGAGCAATGTCTTGCATCTTGCGAGTGTAGTTTGCACCCATTCGCATCAATTGCAGAATGTCTTCCTTACTACGAATTTCAATGTCTTTGCCATTCGCTTTCAAGGGAGCCATCAAGTCTTTGTAGAAGCTTTGGTAATCCACTGCTTCAGCAGCAGGAACTACTTTCTTCACTTCTTCAACGACAACAGGTTCGTTGTTGCTTTCACCGGGCAGAGCAATCACAGGCTCAGTAACAACAGGAGGTTTAGTCTTGTCTTCCAAATCCACAACTGGATCTGTGACAGGGTTTTCAACAACTACTTCATCGACAACAGCAGGAGTCTCAACCGTAGTCGTGACAACTGCTGGCTCAATGACGACAGGCTCTGTCACTACAGGAGTGACAGGATCTGAACTTGCCTGAACCAAAGGAGGTTCGGCATTCAGAAATTCAGCATCATCAAGAATCATGGTTTACTCCAGATCAGGTGTGGCAGCGCCAGTTGCACGAGAAGCTTCTTCAGCGTCAGCTTCATTACGAGCTTCCACCAACTCAGCTTGCAATGCAGGCATCTGACCTTCAGCATGGTTGCCCATCTGAACGATCACATTCAAGAACCGCTTCAGGTGACCAGCGGACTGAGCAATCGCCATGGCGTCATCACGTTGGGTTTGGTTCAAAGCAGGATCAGCAGAACGCTGAGCGTACAGAGAACACTCTTCAACCATGAAGTGCTTCAGGATCAGTTTCTTGAAGTCGGGATTACGAGCCAGCTTCTCAGCCGAGTCACGCAATTCCATTGCTTGTTTGAAACCGATTTCTTGCTTTTCCAGAGAGTAAACATTGACGTCAGACATGCTGATTAGTCTTTCTATAAAGAGTTGATATTAAATTTAAAGAGCCATTTCAGGTAAGCCTTGTGGCTCCCCCATATATGGATCTTTGTTGAGTGTATCACTCACTCGGTTAAAACCAATAGCTGCTTCCACATTTGGTGCAGTTTCCTCTTTCTTCTGTGGAGCTAACAGACTCTTAGTAATCTGAAGATTCTGATTACCTTCTGACTGAGCTTTCTGTGCTTCCATCGAACGAGCGTGTTTTGTACCAGTCTCTTGCTCAATAAAGTCCAGATCAGCTTGGTCTGCCAGAGCCAAGTCACGTTTAGCTTTAGCCCGGTTACCTTCAGCACGAGAACGAATCTCATCAACTTCAGCTTCAAGTTTGGCTACTTCAAGTTCACCCATCTTGATCTCTTGTTCACTTGGAGGTGACGGCTTGAAGTTGCGAAGTTTGTTTGCCAGTTCAGGCATACGCTTCAGTTCAGCAATCTCTGCAAGGATCATCATGGTCATTGCTGGATCGCCTTTAGGGCCAATCGTTTGCAGCATGAAAGCCAAATCTTTTGACTTGGCATCATCTACTTCAGCAGTAGAAATATCCACTTCAAGATCGAACTCACCTTGAATGTCTTCACGCTTTACTTCGACAAACGTAGTATTGGTAACCCGAACCACTTCAACGTCAGAAAGGAAGAGAGCATTCATCTTGGTCAGTTTGGTGCCAATGTCTGACATGCCTTTGGCCAAGCGACGAAGAATAGCCATCTCACGTTTAGAGGCAGCATCCAATGCACCACGAATACCAGCAGCCACATCCCCGTATGACTCACCAGACAGGCCACCACCAAAAGACTTCACACCAGTGAGTGCTTCAGCTTCTTGGTTCTGTAGGCCCAACATTGCCAAAGCAGACTGAGGCAGTTCAGGGTACTTGTGCTCAATCATGCCCATGCTTGGATGAGCAGTTGGATTGAATTCGTAATCTTGCCCATTGTCAAAGCGACGACGATTCAAAGGATCTAACATGCCTTTGGCAAAACCTTGTTGGCCATTGGCAGAACGACCCAGTACGTCAATCATGCCTCGTGTCACAGCACCAAGGATTGCTTGGTTGTCAGACAAGAGTTCAGCATCTGGCTCACCGTAAAGCTCACGCTTCACAGGCAAATACTTGACCAGCACAAATGGAATCTTCTGATCGGGAAATGGATTCTTCTCCATTCGGATCATGACATTGCCTACCCAAGTGGCAACAATCGGAACCAAAATGTCATTGCCTTTAATGTCGTAGAAACCCCAGTACTCATAGGCAACAACTTTTTTACGAGCAGCATCTTTAAACTGCATACCAGTGAGTGCATTTGGGTTTGTACCAGAGAAAGCTGCATCAGAGACAGGGGCACCATTCTCCCAATTCACTTTGTCAAGATTGGAATAGCGATTACCTTCAGCTTCAAGATCAGCCTTGCAAGTCTCAAACGACACAACAGCAAACATTGCTTTTTCAATGTCACCGTTGCAGGAGGGATCAATGATGATGTTGTCTGGATTCATTACAAGCACAGTTGGCTTGTTCACCAAAACCTTTTCAACTTCAATCTCAGTTGTGCTTTCTTCCACTGCAATGACTGGTTCACCAGTCTCAATAAAATAGTCCACAGCAGCTTTGATGACTGGATCAGTCTCTTCGTTGTACGTGCGTGGATCACTCTCCATCAAACCAACTGCTGCTTGCAACAGATCAGCAGCATCTTGTGTTGAGACAGGATAGTAGGAATAGACAGGAGCTTGCTCCTTCACTTTCTTCGTCTTGCGATCCCAACCTACACGAACGATGCAAGTGCCTTCATCCACAGTCGAACGAACGTAGTCATCAATGAAGCTGACACGATTTATCTTGGTACGAAACTGCCAGTTGAGCAAAAGCTCATTCTGTGCTGCTGCCTTTGGATCTTCAAAGGTAGTAGGTGAAACCTTGAACAGCTTGGACGTTCCCAGAAAGGGTTCAGTCAAAGCGGAGTATCGCCATTCAGCTTGACGTCGAATCAGCTTAGGCTGAACAGACGAACGACCTTTAACCTTCACAGGCTTGGCCGAACCAGTCACTGCCATAAGATCATTCCATAATTTGATCTTCCCCATCTGGGTAGTGTGTGACTGAGTTGCCTGCTCCATGTCATATTTCAGATCAGAGAGCGATGGCTCCTTGGTCCAATTAGTCAGCTTCGCTGGCTTGTTTGGATCCAAGGGAACTACCATGGCAGTATTACTGGAAGAGTCGTTGGTCATTTTTGATTCTCTCGCTTAATGCAGTTATTTCTTTGTCACGCTGTCCAACAGTTTCCCTGAGTTCTCGTACCAAAGATCTGCCCTGTTCAAGAGATCGGTCGAGTTCGGCTGCATGGTTCGCAAGATATTCTCGCTCAGTGGTTCCACCTTCGGACAAACGCCGATAGCTTGATACTCTACCTTCGGAGAGGCGCAACCTACCAGCATAGTCAGACTGCAAAGCAGCAAGAGCAATGGCGTGGTTTTTGTTTGCTTGTTGAATAGCATTGTCAATCCTTGTGTTCTCAGTTCGGTTGAGTTCTTGCAGTTTTTTAATCTCACCCTGCAAAGTCGCAACTGCAACTGCATGGCCTTGTCGCTCAGCATCCCACTTCACCTGAACTTCATTGGCTCCATTTTTGTGTCCTGCACTATAGAGTCCAAAACAAACAAGCAAAATAGCAGCCACAACAACAAGGTGTAGCCAGTATTTTTTGAGCAAGAAAAGTGTAGTGGTGTACATGATTGATCCAAGGAAAGAAGTATATGCTCTACGCAGGCAATGCACGCATAGCAATTTTGAACAGAACAAGTCGAGCTTCTAGTCCATTGACACCGCCATTTATTCTGCGAGTGACAGCTTCAAAGTCATCAGCATCAGCAAGCTCATTGATCTTTTTCCAATCCCAAAAGTCACAAGCTGACAGTGATGCCCACTGAGGATCACCCAGTAACTTTGGATTTGCTTCAAAGTCAGGCACATCATCAAACCGTTCACGAAGACGATCCCTTGTCCGTGCATGATTGAACCTGCCTGTAGTCTGGATCAGCCCATGGCCACGAAATAAAGAGCCATCTCCTACTTGGGTATTGCCCAAGTCAAGACGGCCCTCGTATTTTTTCTGAGCTGGTGTTGGTCCCCACAACTCAGTTGTATAGACAAGATGGCCAGACTCATGACCAATCTGAGCAAGGAAGTGAGCCTTTCTCAGTTTTGTGTCAATGGAGTAAAAGGCCATTCCGGCCTTTAGTGGTTCAACGAACTTCAGTGCGTTGGATAAAGTGGAGCCTGTGCAAGCAGCAAGCAGTTCTGGTGTCATGGTGGAAGAATCTCCAGATCAGTATTCATCGACATAGAAATAGGAAAGAACTGGTGAATAGGATTGCAGATGTAATCCAACGATGTGGTTATATGTGCAGTACCGGGAGCAGCAGTCTTAGGAATGTCAACAGCAAAAGAGAGCTTGTCTGGGCTGACTGCATTCAAGTGCCTCAATGCAGCAGAGTTCATGATTTGAGGACCATCCCCCAAATCATAACGAACACCGTTAGCATCAACCAAACTTCTACTGAACACTACCCCACAGCCTCGCTCAATATCACGTTTTACCCTTCCAATGACAAAGGTAATTTGTCCCGGCTTAGCTGGAATTGATTGGTAACTTTCCAAGACAAAAGGCGGCACTCGACTTGTGCTCCAGTACAGCAGTGTCAAAGCAAAGATTACACAGAACACAGCACCAATGGCTACAAGCCAAGTCATCACATTGTTGATTGTCTTAGCGGCATTCATTTTGGTGGCCATCCTTCTGTAAGTGGCAAAGTCATTCCCGGTTGTGCATGGATTGCGTATTCAAGTTGGTAAACACGACGCAAGTAAATCTGGTTAGAAGAACGAACTTCATCCAGTTGATTACGCAAAGCAGAGATCTCGTCATTCATACGAGTGCTCAATGCGTTCCTTGCTTCTGATTCACGAAGGGCTGATGCTTGGTCTTTTGCTTCCAGATAGGAGAGCATCCACTTTGCTCCACCACCAATGATGACAAGAAAAGTACCCAATGCACCGATCAAAAGTGTGATGCTTTCGGCGGTCATTGAACCTTCTCCTTCGGTTTGTAATTAGGGTCAGAAATCATCAAGAAGTACCTTATAAAGAATTGAAGAGCTACAAATTTCAGTACTCATTGTGCCAAAGAAATACTACCCAAATGAGTAGTATTTCTTCGCAGATTACATCATTTGCACGCTGTAGGATCAACTTCAAGAGTAGTTAAACCGCCCTGAGAGGGTTAGGACAGAACCTACCAAACCTGGATATGAACCATCATAATAGTTAATCCCTATGTAGGCACCCCCGGCATTCCTGCCGGTAATAGCCTTGGCTGTTGCTACGTCAACTCCAGAGGCTGAGACAATCCCGAGAGGTGTTTTGGGCAAGAGTATCTTTACAAAGCCACCGCTGGTCCCTTGGGCAGTGATGGAGATTGACGCCTGAAATTCGCAAGCGTCACGGGACAGCATGTAAGTCATATCAATGGTGGCCACTAGACCAGAACCACTAGAAGATTCCACCGTACTAGCAAAAGTCGGCCAAGACCCTTTGAGGAACGGCACTGCGTCTGCACCAACCATGTTATCCACCAGTCCTCCCCAAATGAACGATTGCATAATGTCGAGTGGGTGAATGGCCTGACCGTTGCTATAGGGGTTGTCCATAGCTGTACCCGCAGTCCACGACATATCGTTCAAATAGGCGTAGGTGTCAAACACCGCGCATTTGTAATCCCGCCCTGCTTGACGCAGGATGTTCATAGCCACCGTGTACCACTCAGGAGGGCGACCAGAAGCTGGATCAAAAGTAGAACCACCCATCAAAACAATACTCAAGTTTGAGGGCGTACCGAACGGGTTACTGCGGAGGGACGCAAGTTTCTCCCGAAGGGCTGTTGCGAAGGCGGCGGCACCCATACCTTGTTCGTTGATTGTCACCTTAAAGATCATCAGATCAGTAGCTCCAGTTACGGTATCAAGGTCTGCTATGGGGTTCATTGCAGTGATAACAGAGCCGCCAACAGCCCGATTGGTGAAGTTCATTGGACTCCGAATGCCCTTACCACGGAATAACAACTCCGGTAGTAGGTTTTGGGGTTCAAAGGCCGTGCCTGCATAACCACCACCCATAGCAGCAGTAGCTGCTGTAGAGTCTCCATAGATAAATCCGGTGAGTGCGCCACCAGCTTTAATACGCAGGAAGAACCTCCACAAGTATTCTTTCCCAGTGAACACTTTGCCGTAGTCATCAGTGACTGTAGCCCGGTACTTACCGCCTACTGCTGCTGGAAGGTTCACCCCACCCCCACCACCAAAGCGTTTACCCAGTGGGTTGTTTACTACAGTAGAGTCGTATTCACCTCCTGCAAGAGAGATGAGAGCATTGTTTGCTGTGTTGGCCAAAGCGTTAGCAATCTCTTGAGTGCTGTCAAAAACTAAGCTTGCGCCAAAGTCTTTAATACTCAAAGAGTCTCGCAGCTTTTCTTCTGCCGTGCGAATCACAGCTCCTGTTTCTGCTGCAATTGTCCCCATCAAACTGGAGCCACTGGACGCAGAAAGATCTAGTGGAGATACCCCAAGTAAATCATTTTGCTTATCCAGATCCCTCAAGTTAACTGAATCTTTGATAACTAAGTAGTAAGCAGCATCCATGATGTACAGATCAGCTTGACCCGGAATCAATCGCTCAGTTTCAACTCGGTCAAGGATTTGGGTTTTCCCTAAATCGCTACCAGAAGCAACAACGTAAGCATAGTGAGCACCGAGAGCCAACAGGTCATCAATGTCATTACGTGCCCACCAGTTCGGGTAGTTGGCATTCATGTAGTCCAATGCCTTGTACATACGGACTTTATCCAGTGGAACACCCCACAAGAAACCCCATGCTTGGGACATGCACAGTGGGTAGAACAACGCACCACCGGGAACAGCAGGAGCCATGGAAGCAAGACCCTGCACATATTTGTACGTGCCAGTCTCAGGTTCCCAGAGTGATTCCAATCCCTCAGCAATAATGTCTTTCCACACAACCATCGTTGCAGCGTAAGGTGCATCTGGAATAAAGGTAGTCCAGATCGACTCTGCTGCTGCAAAGCCAGCCCACACTTCAGTGTTGTCCATAAAGAACGAAGCTGAGTACGTTCCACCAAACGGCACACCATCACCTTGGAAAGTTTTGGTCAGCTTGTTTGCCAGAATCTGCGTAGTCAGGTTGTGGTAAATCACTTCACGCATCAGTTCCTGATACGTCAATCCATTCTGCACAGTTACTTCATTGAGCCAAGCTGTGTCAGTTGGGTTTGCTTTCAGGTACCGATACACAGCCCAGATCCAGCAAGCTGCATATGAGTCATGCGAGTCAGGACTCTTCGCACGGCGAAGCGTTGGCTCAACGTCATACCAGAAGAACTTCTGATCTGGGTGTGCGTAGTTGCCAATGCAACGCCACACAACAGTACCTTCAGTAACTTCAGCACCCACAACTGCATTGGCAGTGAATGGAGGTGTTGCCGTAGTGTTGCCACCAACGACACATTCCCAAACACGACCTTGCGTGACAGGACCAGCAACCTTACGGCCTTCAGTGTACGAAGCACCAGAGATCCATTCGTTCACCACATGGAAAGCGACAGACTTCAGGTAGTCCTTGATCAGAGCAGGAAGACGACCTGCCATCAGTCCAGCAGCCAGAGTCGAGAAGTACCAAGTGATACCCGAACGTGCAGACACACGCAGAGCACCAGCGTAAGCACTACGACCACGGAAAGTAAACACGGCTGTACCAGAAGGAACCAAGTCGTACCCTGAGTTCGCTTCTTCGTCAAAGGTTGGTCCTTCAGGAGCAATCTCAGCTACGCCTTCGGTGTAGCACTTCCACAGATCACCACGTTCTGTGCGGTAAACCACATTACGAACAGCAGCCATACCATCAACCCAAGTTTCCCAACTGGTTGGGATTGCATGGTATTCCTCAAAGTGGTAATCGGTGAACTGCCGTGGACTTGGGCGCAATGGAATTGGCTTCGTAGCCCGACGCATGTAAACACCTTGCACCTTCGTTGCAGAAGACTGGATCCGTGCATAGTGCATCCAAGTGTCATACCGGGGGAACATCCAGTACTCAGACAATGCTTTGTCTTCAAAGTGGTATTGACCCTGATCAGTAATCCACACATCCCGAATTGTGTTCGGCGGCACAGTCACGTTTGTAGGTGGCAGAGTCCAGCGAGTAAACGGAAACTGCACAACCATTTCAGGAATGGCAACAGTCAAGGTTGACGTTGGGGGTGGTACTTCAACTGTGATTGCCCATGGATAAGCAGGGGGTCCACCAAGAGCCAAGGAAGACAATGCAGGTTGATCTTCCCAAACGACGAGGCCATCTCGGACTTGAAGACTTGTGCCTTCCAATCCCATAGCTAAACGAGTTGGAGCACCTGCCACACCACCGACAATAATATCTTGTGGGGTAGTCATTGGATTACTATTGATGCTCAGCAAAAGCATGGCTTCATAGTGAGCTTGTGCTTGTGCTTCACTGGCAGCAGCATTCTCAGCACTCACCTCAGCAGCGGCAACATTAGCAGCCACTTGACCAGCCAGTGCTGGGAGCGTCTGCAAGAAAGCCAAGTTCGCATGGATGGTGCCAAACATTCCGATCTGTGGGTACAGAGCCACGAGCTTACCCAAATCAGCGTGCAGAGCTTGGATCTCAATCAGCCGACCAGCCACAGCATTCACGCTTGTGATGTTGTTGGCCAAGTTGTTGATGTTTTCAATGCTGGCTGCAAGAGCAGTCACATCAATGATGTTGTCTGCAACGGTACGAATCAGGCTCATTCGCTCCGCAACAAACTTCACAATCTTGTATGCATTGCCAATCAGTTGATCGACGATCTGATCATCAGACATTGGGTAGCCATTTGGCTCACCGAATACAGGTTGTAGTGACATATCAAATCCATCCTCTTTGTTCAAAACGTGTGTTAATTTCGCTTACGCTCATGTTCAACACATCCATTTCAGTGGCGTCAGCACAAATGCTATCGAACATAGCAATGTGACTTTGTGCGATCACCATAGATTCTTGGGTATTGATACTGTTGTAAACCTTGTGTGCAATGAAGGCTGTCAAGGCTCCATGTAATGTAGCAGATAAGGTAATGGTTCTATGCCCATTCTCCCCCAAGGAAAGCTTACGATGACTGGCTTGGTAGTTGACAGAGATAACCTCATCTGTCCTACAAACGGGAACCTGCAAAACCTGTGGTGCAACAGTAAAACAACTGAAGTATTGCTTCGCGTCATTGAGTGGACGTACACCACCCCAAGTATTCTGAACCGACATTACCTTGATCACATCACCCGTGAACTTGTCTTCAGGAAGATCACGAATGTATGGGTATTGAGCAATGGAGTTGTCATACGACTGCACTGCATAGGCAGGCTGAAGGTTGTAGTTCGTCAACCCTTCTTGCAGTTCAATCATCAGAGACTTCTGAGAAAGAATGTACTTGGTATGCAAGCGAAGCAAAGCTTCGTTTGCGTAGAGAACAATCCGGGGCTGAGCTTCTTCAGTGATGGTGCCATCACCACTGTTTGCCATAGCCAGATTGCTAAGCTCCCCGTAGGAGAGCATGGAAAAGAGATCATCGAGTTGCATAAATCCTCACACAATGTACAAAGCCAAACCGCTGGTAGGTTCTTGATTTCCCTGCTCATCCCAGAGCATGTCATCCTCTTTGGTGACAGGGGCCGATTCGGAAGGTTTCCACGGAGTCAGGTAACCAAGCTGTGAGATTGTGTCGATGGCGTCATCTTTTCCTTTGATGCCGCTCTTTGTGACCAGTCGAAGCTGTCCCATAAAGATGCCCATAATAACACTCTGCTTCATCTCTTCTGGGAAAAACATCTTGCCCATCTTGAACCAAGGAACTACAACATTGAATCGTGCAAGCTTGTCGGTCAACGGACGGATGCCCGGTTCACCTGTCTTGGATGACGAAGCAAAGCTGAACCACACATTGCGATTCATCATCTCACCTTGGATCCATTTGATGAAAGCATTCTGCTGGCCAGAGATCTCAATCCCCACAGCCTGTGGCTTGTACTCTTGAACCAAACGGAAGAGATCATTGATTGACTTGTCCATAGTCTGTCGTTCGCACACACCATCCACCCAGAACCAATCTCCGTTTGCGTTGTACGCCCACACGCTGATCACTGAATAGTCAGCCGTTTGCTTTGACGAGGTAGCGAAGTCAGTCGTAATATAAAAGTTGAAAGTACTCTTGTTGGCAAGGATCTTGCTACGGTTGTACCACTGAACTTCCTCATCCTGAACCAAACGCTCATCATTGCTCGTGATCCGAAGCATCAACTCTTGGTAGAACGCTGACAACTTGCCAGTCTTCACAGCCATGTCGTACTGAGCTTTCACGTAGGCGTAAGTAAACCGATCCTCCCATGCACCCACAAAGTCTTTCTCTTCACAAGGGAATCGTTCGCACACAGGCCACACGTTCACATCCCATGCACCTGACTCAACTGCCTCAATCAGAATGTCTTCTGTGTTGAATGGCGTACCGTTGAAGATCACCTTCCTGCGTGTTGGATCCAAAGCATGATTGACACCCTTGTAAACCGTATCCTTGATACTGATCATGGCTGCTTTGGATTTGGAATCATCATCACTGACCAGATCATCAAGCACTGCCAGCACAGGTCGCTTGCCAAAGATCTTGGTTCCCCGAAGTCCAGTCTTTGCACCGAACATCTTCACGCCAAGCCGTAGGCCGTCCCGATTTTTAAACTCAAGGTAGTTGTCAGTAAAGGCAGCGTGAGGAATCCAGTACATCAAGAAGGGGCTGTTGTAGTAGCGAAACTCAATGTTCTTTCTTGCACTCTTCACCCCGTTGTCCATAGAGTCGGACACGTAGATCATTCCTTCCACTCGCCCAAAGTTTGGCAAGTATCCGAACTGGGCAATGAACAGAGTGAAGTACTCCATGAACAGAGTAGTCTTTGCTGCACCACGAAAGCAAAGGTTGGCAATGTAGTCGCTGACACCAGCAGCTACCTTGTCCAACATGCACAGGTGAACAGGTGGAGTCTTGTGACTCTCACCCTCAGTACCATTCACCAGCTTGATCCAGTTCATAAAGATCAAACTGAATTCAGTAGGGATGTAGTCAGGTGAGTTCAGTACCGTGTAGTCAACTTGATCAAGCCAAGCATCAAGTCCTTGTTTAACTATTTGGTACATGCTTCGCCTCCACATCCATAATGTTCTGGCCAGCAATCGTCTTTGCTGTCACGCCCGAAGAGATCATCTCCTGCTGACGCTTCGCCATCGAAGCCAGCATGTCGCGCATCTCATCAATACCACTGGCATTCGTCACTTCAAAGTTGATCAACGGGCCTGCCTCTTTCGGCTTGGTCAGGTGGGTCAGCAATGCATTGGCCGAATCAGACTGTACCTTTTGACTATCGGCATGGATCATCAGATAGGCTAACTGATTGATCGCTTTCTGATGCACATCCTGATTCAGAACCCAAGTAGGAACAAGAGCTTGCTCCATGATCTTGTTCACTAACTTACCTTTATGGTAAGCCGACACGTAGGCTGATATGTCTTTGTCTGTGGTTCCCTTCGCAAGCAGGGTGGCATACCGAGTGGGAAACGTGCGTGCATAAGCATCCTTGTTGCTCATGTCCATCAGCTTAAAGCTCACGTACATCACAGCATTCAAGTAATCATCAGTCTTGTACCTGCCCTCCTTCAGCACAGTCGAGTACGACAGGAAGTTCTCCCGAATACATTCGGCCATTTCAGGATCGTTCACTGCCATGTTGATCCGATCAACGAGGCTTGGTGTGACAGCACTTCGCAGGGTAGCGGGTAGTGCTTTCTCGATTTGTTCTGTGGTCAGCATTACAGTTTCATCCTATTTAGTTTTCGTACAAGCACAGTCCTGAAGCTCACCAACTGCTGAATCTGTTCAGCAACCGACAACTTCTCAGCATCCAAATAAATCCCAGTGGTAATCCCGTTCCTAAGATTCTCCAGCCGTGCATCAGTAGTCAGCAAGTCTGCTTCGTACTGGGCTATCTGGTTGCTCCTATTTATATCTAAAGATTGAACCAAGGTTGTGGAATCTAGCCCCAGAAAGTTCTGTAGCATCGCCTCTGCTTCCACTCGGCACAAAGCTTTCAGTTCTTCTTCCCCTTGGGTTGGGTCAAAACGAATCTCGCCAGTGAGCACATTGCCATTGGCTAGAAAGATTTTCCACCTATAGAACTCACCATCTCGCTCGTAAGTCTCTCGTACAGCAACATGGTCAGCTTGAAGTTTGGCTTCGTCCATAGTCTTTTATTTGGTTCGTTAAAGGTAGCAACTATACTTTAGTCTATCTTTAGTCACAAAAATGTTTCGTGCCATGGTAACATTCCACCTGCCTTGACATGGTGGATCCGCTCAGCAAGGGGATAGCGGTAGTAACACTTGCAGTTAGAGATGCCCCGCCTCCTGATAAATAAAGGGGCGTTGATCTAATAGGATGGCAACCTTAATAGCTTTATGAGAATGGGGAGAGTTGTAGTGACTCTCTCCATTTTTTTAATCCTTCCATATATTTATATCTAGTTAAAGATATATCTAGAAACTTTTAGAAGGATGTTCTGCAATTTTTTGCAGTGCAGAATTTTTATTATGTAGGTAGGGTTGTAGTACTTTGGTGCTACACCGTACACCAAATAATTACCACCCCCCCGTAGTGCTTACACACTACACATACACAGGGCGTACCGCCCTTCTGGACAATCTTGTCCATCTACTATCAGGAGTTAACTCATGGCAACATCACGTATCACGTTCGGCGCAGTCCTCGGCACCATCGGTGACGCAGCAGGTACTGTCAGTACCGTCCTCAACACTGTCACAACCAGTGTCTCAATGCTCGGCAAGTTCGTTGACGATGCTAAAGAACAGCAACGCATCCGCTCCATTGTCAACATGGACTCCTTCGGAGAAGTCCTCGCAGAGGAATCAGCTATGGCTGAAGCTACCCGCAAATCAGACATTCTTGCATTCTGCAAGAAGTCTCCTGAACATCAGGAACTCTTCAACGTCGGCTACAACCGCGTTAAAGCACTCTTGGCTGTCCCAACCAAGTAACCAAAGGGCTTCGGCCCTTTTCAATTAGATAGATAGTCTCTCACTATCTATCTTCTCATCTCGATAGTCCTATCCTCTATAGGAAATAACTATCGGATCAGGTTAGCTGATAGTACTACGCTATCAATTCCTAACCCCAATTTCCATCTCTCCCAAACCTAAACACAACCTAAATACTATGGACTAAACTTATGTCTATCCCAATGCTTTTCCGTGTTGCTATCGTTAGCAACTACGACGAAATGCTCTTCACTGAAAGTTGGGCTTCTGAACCAATGTCTGAAGAACAAGCTGAACTTGTTGCCAAAGACCTCAATTCCAAAGCTCCACCTAACGGTCCCAACTACCACTTGGTAGTTCCCTCAACCTACACACTCTACTCATTCACACCATGAAATACCTTTGCTGTTTCACCATGTTCCTGTGTCTCATAACCTTTGGCATCTCTTTAGTTGCCCTTGGTTTGTTCACAACCAACCAAATACCTTGGTTTGTTGCTTTGGTGTCCTCAATCGTTGTTGGCTTCTACAGCTCTGTATGGGCCGAATACTACGAGCATCACCCTACGTGTAATCAATAAGAGGCGGCTACGCCGCTTCTGGACATTTCGTCCATTCCTCAATCAATCTTCTCAGGAGTATTTACCATGATCAATTCCAATTCTTCCGCTGTTTCCACCGACTTCGCTGCTGCTTTCGGCAAGAAGTCCACTGCTGCAACGCCTGCTGCTGATCGTCCGAAGAGCCAGTTCTGGATGAACATCGGCTACACCGTTCAGGTGGACGTTCAAGAAAACGGTGTCACCACTGGCACCGAATCCAAGTTCGTGTCCTTGCCAGTTGGCATCCCACTGGACGGTATGCAGCCTCTGCCTGTGAACAGCAAGAACGAAGAGTTCGCTGCATTCCAGACTGCACGCAACGACCTGTTGAACCAGTTGAGCCAAGTTGCTACTTCGCTCAAGCCCGGTGAAGAACGCATCGTTAACTTGGAAATCCAAGTTCGCCGTGTCTCTGCTGAAGCTGCACCGATCCCTTCGGCAACCAACCCGTTCAGCCGCAAGCTGGACCTGTAATTAAACTGTCCCATACCGCAAGGTATGGGCTTTTTAATTGTCTTCAGATAGCTCAAACTTAGTTCTACTAAGCAGGAGCTTTCTAAAGCACAGATCCAACTTAAATCAACTTTTTGTCTGATTCAACCTAAAGGATAAATCATGAGGCGCTGACCTGAACCTTCCCAAAAAACTAATGCTTTATCAGTACATCTTTAGATGTACGGTGACTGTCGCCACTACGTTCTACGAAGCAGAGAGCAGATCACCAAAACCAAATAGCCTTCGGGTAGTCAGTTTGAACGACTTAAACATCACGTACCTCGATGAACGTCATCATCGGGGCTTGGCAACGTAGCCTCTAAAGCCACATCCCACAAAGGGTGTGGCTTTTTATATTCAACAAGGATAGACCATGCTGCAAGTAGTCAATCGACATACGCATAAGCCTACGCTTAACGACATATATATAGGGAGAGGTAGTGCTCTAGGTAATCCTTACCCAATCACTGCTACCAGCGACAGAACACAAGTCATTGAGCTATACCGTGTATGGCTTGATGAAAAGATTCAAGCTGATGATGAGGCTGTCTGCGATGCACTGAACCATATTGCTTATCTGTATGCCACTGGGCATTCAGTCAATCTGGTGTGCTTTTGCTGTCCTAGAGCCTGTCATGGAGATGTGATCATTGCCGTCATCCTAGCGAAGCTAAAGATGTTTTGAATACGGCTAACGCTAGACCTTTAAGTCTATAACTGACTGAATCCTAACACAAGGAACCAAAAATGAAAGTACTACGCAAATTATTTAGCACGCTTTGCTGCGAGTGTAGAGAAGTACGTGTGCTGTTTTGGAAACGCCGATGCAGCTTTTGCGACAAAGGCGAAGGCTTGGTGAAAGACTGATATGCAAACCCTCTATGCCATCAGGCAGAAATCTACGGGTTACTACCTACCTGAACCAACAGGAAGAGCAGGAAGGGGAGGCTCACACACTGAGCCTGTCCCTGAATCCTGCAACAACGTCCGACTCTTCTCAAGCAGCTTGTCTGCAAAAAGAGCATTGACTTCTTGGCTACAAGGCAAGTTTGTCAATGTTATCGGATACGAACCAGAAGAGTGGGGTGGCAATGTCCGTCCTTACGTAGAAGGCATTGAAATCCAGCCCCAACCGCACCGTGTCAAAGAAGACATGGAAATCGTATCAATTCAACTTACCTTGGTGAAACAACATGATCCGAAAAGATTTGCTCCAATTACTCGCTAACCACCTCCGCACAGTCAAAGCTGAAAGCTTCAATCTGGGCTTATGGAAATGTGGAACCACAGCATGTGCCATAGGTCACGCTGTCGATGTTCCTGAAATCTATGCTGAAGGACTTCGCCTAATCCCCACAGGAATTCCAGAATTTGGGTTTTTCAGGCCCGATCTGGCAAACAAGGATGTTGTTGGTGGATGGGATGCAATTGAGACTTTGTTTGAAATTGACTCCACACAATCTGCCTACCTGTTTCTCAAAGACAGGCACTGTGAGCGTGCCACACCAACTGACGTAGCCAACCGAATTGACCAATTCATCAAGGAGAATCCCGATGCGTAAAGATCTACTGCAACTGCTGGCGAACCACCTTCGTACAGTGCCACCTGAAAACTTTGATCTCAAAATTTGGCACTGTGGGACAACTGCTTGTGCTGTAGGCCATGCAGTCAATGTCCCTGAGATTGCTGCTGCTGGTCTATACATTGACTTTCCCAGAGGTGAGCCTTATGGGCAACCAAAGATGAAAGACGCACCGAACATGACCACATGGGAAACAGTCAGCAAAGTCTTTGACTTGTCTTACTGGGATGCCCTGTATCTGTTCGACAGCAATCAGTACTACTCAAAGGAAAGAACACCCACTCATGTGGCTGACCGTATCCACAAACACATCAAGGAGACTGAAAATGCGTAAACGTCTATTGCTACTATTGGCTGATCACTTGAGAACAGTTGAAGAAGCTAAGTTCAATATGTCTGTATGGACCTGTAGCACTACCGCATGTGCCATTGGACATGCAGAAAACGTACCTGAAATTGTCAATGCAGGACTCGCTTTTACTACTGGCTACGATGGTGTAACCATGTACCCGCAATGTAGTAAGACAGGTAAGACTGGTATGGAGGCTGTTGCTCAAATATTCACTATTGAAGAGCACGATGTAAATTACCTGTTCTTGCCTTGGTCTTACACAAAAAACAAAGCAACTCCATTTGAAGTGAGTGAGCGAATCGAAAGTTTCGTTGAGCAACACTCATGAGCCTGCTCACAAAACCCTTCACTCCACTGCCACAGCCCCAAACCCGCTTGCTCATCAAGAAGCGGATCTTGGCAGTGCATCTGATGCTTCGCAGGAGCCATCCAAATGGCTATTCAGCCAAGCATTACCTAAACAGGCTACGCCTGTTGTGTAGGTTGTACGCTGAAGCGACCACATGAACTGCAATTCTTGCGGAGCATGTTGCGTCGAGATTTCCATCACATCACCCATCCCAGGAATGCCGCTCGGCAAGCCTGCTGGTGTGATGTGTGTGAATCTCAAGGACAACCTCTGTGCCATCTTCGGTCAACCTGACAGACCAAAGGTGTGTTCCTCATTCCAAGCTGACCCAGAAATCTGTGGCAGCAACCATCAACAAGCTGTCCAGCTAATACGCTGGTACGAAAAGGAAACCTCATGGACTGGATGCAATACCTCCATGCACGCATGGAGTACATCAAAACTGAGTTGAAAGAGGGCAAAACTCCCGAAGAGATTTACCACTCACTGTCTGTCACACCAACACAAGTTGTGCTTCTATGTATGACTGCTAAAAAGGAAAACGAAAAATGCCTACCTGCAAACACTGCGAAGTAAGTTTTGACTGGTCAAAAATGAATGACCGTTGGGTTCCTCTCATGCCTATCGGCACTGAGGGTGACCACCCAAGGACTCACGTTGACGACAACGGACAACTTCGCACACTGCATAACGTAGTGTGTGAAGAGCCTACTCGTACTGTTCACATCACACCTCTGGCTCAAGCAGTGCGTGTCTGTGATCTGCCTATCAAGAAGCGAAGACTCAAGAAATGATCTTCAACATCTACGTGCAAAACAAGAACCATCAAGGCAAGACCCCAAAGCCTATGGTCTTTCAGGTGGATGACACCGATCACGATGCTGCTCGTCAGTATCTGGTCAGTGAACTCCAATCAGTCCCTCAACGTGTCCTCATGGAAATTCCAAAGGAAAAGCAATGATCTCTACAACTGATGTTCGGTACGAATGGCGCACTTCTCGTGGCAATGCTTCTATGGCATTCAGCGAAGAGAGCAAAGCTCGTGACTGGAAAGTCAAACAACTTGAGCAGTGGAAGGACAAGATTGTTCCGACCACACTGTACAAAATCACAGTAGAAACCAAAGTGGAGCAACTGTAATGTTGCAACCTAAATTGGATTTACGGATTGCAACTGTTGAAATCACTCTTGAATTTACCGACAAGCCCAATCTTGTATTTACCAAGCAATTGCTTGTAGCAGATGTGGAATGGGCTGTTGATCAATTCAAAGATGTAAACAAGGCTACCAACGCAACTTACAAAACACTCTCTGTTAAGGAAATGTCATGACCAAAATATTTGTATTCGGCAGCAATCTTGCTGGTGTTCATGGTGCTGGTGCTGCTGCATTAGCACACAGAACACTTAATGCTCAATGGGGTGTTGGCATTGGCCGTACTGGTCAATGCTATGCCATACCAACCAAAAACCAACGCATCCGTACTCTTCCCTTGGATCGAATCAAGGAACACATCAATGACTTCATTGAATACGCTGAACACAACCCTCTGTTGACCTTTCAGGTCACACGAATTGGTTGTGGCTTAGCTGGCTTTGATGACAAAGACATTGCACCCTTGTTCAAAGGTGCTCCAACCAACTGCGAGTTTGATCTTCAATGGCAACAATACTTGGGTCTGGAAAACAGATCCTATTGGGGCACTTACTAACAACACACCAAGGAACTTTGATGGAACTCATTAACCGACAAATCGAGCTTGAAGAGCTTTACGCCAAAAATCAATTGATCCCTCGGATCAAACAAGAGTTCGTCAACGCTGTAGATCAAGGTGTGGACTTCTCCGCAAAGTTTGCTGAGATTAACATTGATCAAGCCTTTGGCTACGCAGTGTTAGTCCAGATGGCTCTTCACAAACGTACAGATCTACCAATCTTAGTTGGTACTGTCCGTCACTTCTATCAGACTGCACAGGAAGTTGCCAACAATCTGTTGGTACTTGCTATGCATGATCTGATTGATTGGGAACCAGAAACACAGAAGTTCGTAGTCAAGTTCACCATCTCTGATGATGTGCAACAAGAGATTGATCGCTTCCAATTTCCATTGCCTATGTTAGTAGTTCCAAAGGAACTCAAGGGCAACAAAGACTCGGGTTACCTAACCTTTAAGTCATCTGTGATCCTGAAAGACAATCACACAGAAGATGACATATGCCTTGACCACATCAACCGCATGAACAAAGTCAAACTCTGTTTGGACTTAGACACTGCAATGATGGTCAAGAACCAATGGCGATACTTGGACAGAGTTAAACCGGGTGAAACCAAGGTTGACTATGACAAACGCTGCAAAGCATTTGCTAAGTATGACAAAGACTCAAAGAGAGTTATGGAACTCATTGACACAGAAGGTGAAGGATTCTACTTAACCCACAAATATGATAAACGTGGCCGTACCTACTGTGTCGGCCATCATGTATCATACCAAGGCACACCTTGGAATAAAGCCTGTGTTCACTTCCAAACAAAAGAAATCATCCCATGAAAGATCGAATGCCTATGGGCTACTGGGGCCAATCAGCCACAGACTTAGCCATCACTCATCCACCTGAAGCTGCTAACTCAGCATCAGGCTACATACGTGTCTCACGCAACAACGTAGTGGTTTACCTACATCGTTGGTTGTGGGAGCAACTGGTTGGCCCAATACCATTGGGTCACCAGATAGATCATGAGAACGGCATTCGTACAGACTGCTTGATCAGCAATCTTCGATGTGCGCCTCAAGTCTTCAACTTGAGAAACTCAAAGAAGAGATCTGACAATACCTCTGGTGTGGCAGGTGTTTCATTCTGGAATACCTATCAAGCTTGGCGTGCTGTAGTCATAGATCCTGTGACCAAGAAGCAAAAATCCAAAACATTTTCCGTGTCCATACATGGCAATGAAATGGCATTTGATCTAGCTTGCGATGCAAGAGAACAAATGATCGAAGCGTTGAACCAGCAAGGTGCTGGCTATACAACACGACATGGCAAATAACCCTCAACACAAGGAAATCATATGAACCACACCGCGTTAATTCCCATTTTCCTACTCCTTTATGGAATCTGGTCCTTCATCGAAGTTATCACCTTCTCAATTTATTGGGAAATTCGCACTAAAGGCTATCAACCTGCCTACTACAAAGGAGAGACTTTAATGTCTCTTTGCCTTTGGGTGGTAGCCACAGTAGGGCTTATTTGCTATCTGCTTCTTGTATGACTGAATGCGAAGAGCTTGCCCAAGCTCTACTACCAAAGTACTACCAGTGGAACTCCACACTGGAGTACGTCCGTCAGGGCCATTCAAGCGTGAAGATCAAAAACTGGGTCATGCAAAGACTCAGGGCTACTGAATCCTACGTTGTCATCGACAACGTGACTCAAGCAATTGACAAATTGGTCTTTGACCAAGTGAAGAAAGAAAGAAATGCCCATCTCCAAACCCCAAATCACAACTGAAAGGGTCCACTTCAGGCTGATTGACATGCCCTGCTGTCATCACCTGTTCTGTAGTGTCAACGCTCGTTGGCCATCGTTCTGTCCCCAGTGTGGAACCTCTGTGTTCCCACAAATCCGTGGTGGAGCACTCATCAGTGATGATGATGCTCGCCTTACCTATGACCGTTCTAAACGCCCTTGAAAGCACATCATGACCTCAAACATTCTCCCCTTGGTTCTCCTTGTCCTGTACATCGCACTGACCTATTGGTCTTGCACCATCATCTACGAAGTCGGCAACGACATTCGTGCTGAACTGACCCACCTCGGTATGCTCGTCATCGCCATCTGGGTCATTGCCACAGCCGTAGGCGCTGCTTGGGCACTGTTCTAACTCACTTGGAGCACCCACATGAACATCCCACTCTGGATCCAAAACGCTCTGCTGATCGTCTATGTCCTTTTCTCAATAGAGCAGATAGTAGTCTTTTTAGTTGTGCTTACCCATAGAACAGCTAAATACAACACGCTTGGGGTTTACAAGCTATTTGCTTGGATCCTCGTGTCAGTCTTTCTAATTTCATACTACATCTGGAACTAACCATGCAAACTTTCACTCCCCGCGAATACTTGATGATCGACATTGCCAACTCATACGGGTTGGACAAACTCGATTGGAATCTACGCATCGACTGGTTCAAACAAAATGAGGACAAACTCATGAGCCTGCTCGACACAGCAAAGACTCCAGCCCTGTATTACGCAGGGGTGAAGGCTTGGCAAAACGTGCTGGATGGCAAAGCAACTGGATACCCTATCTCTCTGGATGGGACTTCCAGTGGCTTGCAAATCCTCGCTGCTCTCACCTGTGACCGTTCGGCTGCATTGCTCTGCAATGTGCTGGACTCTGGCTCTCGTGAGAACGCCTACACAGGCATCTACCAAGCCATGCTGGACAAGCTTGGTGAAACTGGCCACATCAATCCTGATGAGGTCAAGCAGGCCATCATGACTGCACTGTACGGCTCAGAAGCTGAACCAGTGAAGATCTTCGGCACTGGTGCTCTGTTGAATACTTTTTACACAACGATGGAAGAGCTTGCTCCTGCCGTCTGGAACCTCAACAAAGCATTCCTTGATATGTGGAATCCAACTGCCCTGTCCTACGACTGGGTGATGCCTGACAACTTCAATGTCCACATCAAAGTGATCCGCACAACAGAAGAGACAGTGAACTTCCTGAACACACCTTACAAGGTGATCCAGAAAGTCAATGCTCCAAAAAAGATTGGCCGATCCATCGGCGCAAATCTGACCCACTCAGTTGACGGAATGGTAGTACGTGAAATGGCACGCCGTTGCATGTATGACCCACAAGTGGTATCTGATGCCAAAAGCATATTGATGAACCATGGAAAGACTGTAGGACAAGATCCTGCTGGTCACCTCCCAAGTCGCCAAACTGATGAAGTCTTGGCCCTCTGGCAGCACTACAAAGAGTCAGGCTATCTGTCTGCTCGGATCCTTGACAGTATCAACATCATGAATGTTCGGTACTTGGACAAAGACGTAGTGCTTGCCTTGATTGACAGCTTGCCTGTCAAGCCATTCACTCTCGTCAGCGTCCATGACTGCTGGAGATGCCTGCCTGCCTATGGCAATGATCTCCGTTACCAATACAACCTGCAACTCCAACTGATTGCCAAAAGCAACCTCTTGGGCTGCTTAGTAGGACAGATTGTAGGCCATCCCGTGCAATCTCCAAAGTCTGATCCAAGCATGGCAGACGAAATCCTGCAAGCTAATTACGCACTTAGCTGATAATAGACCCATCTGCCCTTCCGGGTGGATGGGGCTTATTTTTTTATGTTAGGAACTCTGCTATGGCTAAACTCAAAGTCACGTACAACCCAGTCACCCAAGTGGCCAATGTACTCAATCCTGCTGCTGGTGCTCCAGTCGGCTCCACTGACCTTGGTGTGATTGATCACGATCCAAGCCACATCACTGATGCGGAAGATCCACTCAAGCACGTACTGTTCCAGACAGTGCAAAACAAGCTTCTGCTTTCTGGCGTGCTCAAGTATGACAATCTCACCATTGTCGTTGGCCTGTAATTCAACTCTCTGAAAGACTCTCAAAATGCTTTACAAAATCGTTTTCAATCCGACTAACAAAGTGGTCAACGTGTTGCTTCCTGAAGAGGCGATTCCTGCTGGATCAACTGATCTTGGTAATTTTGATCATGCTGTAGCAATCGACCCTCTGGGCAAAGGCGACAGCCATGTAGTCTTCCATCATGTCCAAGCTGCCCTGTACAAACTAGGCGTGCAAGACATGCAAAGCGTGACGATCCTGATGAGTGAAACGGTGATTGTCATTGCGACAGCCATTGCTCCTACAGCAAACGCAATGTTCGTAACCGTAGGCCAAACTGGTCTGATGGACATTGGATTTACTCCAGTTGATCCATCTGATCTGCGAATCACCTTTGTGAGCAGCGATCCAACCAAAGCCACTGTCTCTGGCGGTGCTACTGTAGTTGTCGCTGGCCGTGAATACAAACGTATTCTGGTGACTGGTGTGGCTGCTGGCAATACGACTGTGACGGTTACCCATACCGCTACTGGTCTGACCACCAGCTTCTTGGTCACTGCTGTTGTCTAAATAAGCAGACCCCAAACAACAAGCCCACACTCTTAATTGAGTGTGGGCTTTGTTTTTTTCGAGTCTATCTTATCAACCCACAAGGAGTTTCCATGATCTTCCCAAGCCAAAGAACTATCAACGCTCAATTGACCAAGATCTTTCAAATCTTCAATGATAGTGAGGGCGGTATTCGCCCACACTTTCATTTGACTGGACCATCTGGAAGTGGCAAAAGCTGTTTGGTGAACCAAATTGCAAAGCAGTTCAAGATGCCCATGATCGAACTGAATGCTGCTGGTCTGACGAGTGAAGGTTTGTCAGGCAACTCTTTGTCCAAAGCTTTACGCAAACTGCGTGAACATTGGAATGAACCAAACGTGGTTTTTGTCGATGAGTTCGACAAGCTGTTTGTTCGCAACGGCGAAACCACAGAAGGATTTCGGTCTGCTGTGCAAGACGAATTCCTCACTGCATTGGAAGCAAAGCACACAAGCATTTTTACTGACTACGGCAAGTATGAGCCTGTTGTCATCGAGAACAGTCTTTTCATCTTTGCTGGTGCTTACAGTAACCAGAAAATCAGTCAAATGTCTGAGTTGAAAGATTGCGGTATGCGTACCGAGTTCATTGGCCGTGTGCCATTGATTTTTTGCACACAGGAAATTCCTGTGAGCGAGCTTCGTGGCTACATTCAAGAAGTAAAACTGTTTCAGCAGTACATGGAAATGTTTCCTGAACACAACCGCAAAGTTGCAGTGAAAAACATTGCTGAAGCACTGGCCGAGAAGCAAAAAGAATTGCCTATTGGCATTCGTTTGCTGAACACATGCATTCACCTTGAGTTCATGAAAGCAGCCTAAACTGGGGGAATTCTAGCCCCTAAGCTAGAATTAAGTTCCCCAACCCAACTAAGGCCCATCATGCTTATTACCGTGAATCTGTTTCCTACAGATGCAGAGTACGTTGATTTCATCAACGATGTATCTGCGAGAGTAGCACAAACATTGTCTATTCAACCTCCATTGCCAGCCCCTGCTCCTGCCCCGGCTCCAATTCCTGCACCATCACCAGCCCCGGCTCCCACAACAACTCCTGTTGGTGTGGAACCTCCGTCTGGTATCCGTGTGCTTGAAGCACTGGAAACCATTCGGGTTAAATCTGGTCCGTACAACGGCATGTACCTTGTGGCTCCTGCTGGCTATGGCAACTGGTACTTTGCCACTCTGGGCTTGCTTGGCGTCATGCCTTATATGTCGTCCATTGATCTGGCTGGAAAAATCAAGCCATATCTGAACCTCTACATCAGCAAGCTCCGTGGTGACTACACCATTGATGATGTGGAATTCCCCGGTGGCATTGACTTCCCACAAACCTTCACGGTTCGTGTGTCTGACAGCGATGATTCCTATGCAGCGACTATCCTGTCTCTCGCTCTTGCTTACGTAAGAGAAAGTGGCGATGCTGCATGGTTTGCTGCAAACAGTGCAGCCTTGGATCAGATCATCACTCGCAACTGCGTGAACCAAATCAAGCCTAACAACTTGACCTCAACCTTCACTGTACAGAACGTGCAGAAGCGTTGGGACATTGGTTACTTCATGGACAACTCGGAAGTTTATCGTGGCCTTCGTGATGCAGCTACGCTGTTCCGTCCTACCAATCCAGTAAGAGCCAGCTTCTTTGATGCAGCAGCCAACCGCATTGCGTTTGGTCTGCGTGATCTGTGGGCTACCACTGGGTTCCGCTACGCTGATGCTTTGCTGACCTTGCGCCAGCCCGGTACTGCTGATCCAGCAGTGCTGTACCCAGACGGTGCTTGCCAAGTGTTTGCACAGGCATTTGACATTCCTGAACTGCAAGACCTCTACCTGCCAGCATACAACTATCTGAATACCAAATTCCCTGACTGGGAAGCTGGTACTTACGATGTGTTCCCATTTGCTGTGCTCAGCTATGTCGCTGCTCTGCGTGGCAACACTGCCAAAGCAAGAGCACACATGACACTGATGGAACAAAAATTCTTGCTTGACCGTGGCAAGATGACCATCAACGAGCTTGGCTGGTACGCACGTACAAGGGCCATTGTTGCACCGTAAGTCTTACGGAGCTTACTAAAAAAGCCACCTTCAGGTGGCTTTTCCATTTGTCAAAAGGAAAACCAATGTCCATCAAAGCAATAGATTGTGTTATTGCACTCAAAAAACACAAACTCAGTACATCAGCAAAAAGCTTGGCTCTGCTGTTGAGTACTGATTCACGAGCTGTAGCTACAGCACTTCGTCAACCTGTAAATGATGAACGAATCAGCAGAACTTTCAAAAAAGGAATTGCCTTTTATCGCTTCGTTCGTCTGACCCCAAGGAACAAATAATGGGCCAAGATCAAACATCAGTAATGGATTACAAGAAGATTCTTCTTGTCTATCTGAACCATGTTGGTGAGATGGAAGGCACAGACTTCTTAGGCCGATCAGCAGATAACGGCATCAAAGGACTCAACTCTGCTGAATTAGCTCATCTCCGTGAGCTAAGCGAAGGCAAAACAGAACCTTGTTCGCTCTGCAAATACGATCATGGCCACATGATTGGTTGCAAGAACAACCCTGTTGATATTGCACTGAGGAAATCATGAACCAAGTGATTGATAGACGCACGGAGATCATTCTCCGTATCGAAGAACGCTGTGTCATCGTTGACAACGGATTTGTCCTTGATGACAAGCCATCACCATGCCACATATGGGCAGGGCCAGATTCTGGCACTGGCCGTGGTGGTGGGTATGGACGTATGAGCCTTGGCAGTCAAACTGTCGCAGTTCATTTAGTGGTGTACACACACTACTACGGCTACATTCCCGGCAAGAAACAAGTTGACCATCTCTGCCGTCATCGCTTGTGCTGCAACCCTGCACATCTCGACCTCACAACCCATCTCACGAACCAACGAAGAAAACCCAAAGGACTCAATCATGAAAACAAGTGAGGCATTCAAACTGGCCAAAGCCAAACTCAATGAAGGCAAGACTAAATCTGATCTACGTACTGATTTTATCTGTATCGCAGCGAGTAACGCTGGAGGCACCGTACGAGATATAGTCCAACCCATCATTAAAAAGCTGTTGGGCAGACACTATGTTTTTGATGATTGGCTTATCAGCCAAAACATCAATATCCACATTCGTGGAGATGAAGTAAACAAAAAGAAAATTCAAAAAACTCGCCATGCTTGGCTTGACCATTTAATCGCTTACTACAGCGTCAAAGGAAACTGATCATGGATCACTTTGGCATTGGTGCAGCAGTAAAGGCTATTGTGGAAATTTATCTTCAGGGTGCTCGACGCACAGGAAGAACTACATCATTGCTTGACAGCTTAAAAAATGGTGACAGAGTTGTTTTCAGCAATCACAAAGAAGCTAATCGCGTAAGCCGTCTGCTTCGTGAACGTAACCTCCTGGTCAAGTGTATTGTCATAGACACCAAGCAGCCGTACAACTTGTTTAATCTTGAGAAGCCCATAGGCAAAACATTGTTTGACCATTCCTGGGTTGAACAGTTTTACCTTGAAGCTGTAACCCGCACTCAGAACGAGATTGATGAACTGCAACGGCAATCATTGAGAGAGAGAATTAAACACTGAAAGTGGTTGCAGGGGCAGGATTTGAACCTGCGATCTACGGCTTATGAGGCTGTCGAGTTAACCAGACTTCTCTACCCTGCTAAAACTGGTGGATGCTCTTGGGATCGAACCAAGCTGCCGTGAAGCCAGAGGGTTACAGCCTCCTGCCCCGCCATTGGAGCATAGCATCCGAAGCAGAAATTCTACTACATAAATAGTAGAAAGAATTTTCGGTTTTAATCCTTTTTTCCCCAAAGGACTTGAGCCAATGAAGTCAATGAAATCTTACCCAATGGATCGTGAAGGTTGGTACAACTTTTATGTCACCCGTTGGTGTAAAAACCAATCTCCCACTACGTTGCAACTTGCAATGTGGTATCTCATTCTTATCGAAGGACCACAATGAAATTCTATGTGATCAAGTACGTCGAAGGAGGTCTTCAACGCTTGCGTTGGGAAGGCACTCAAGCTGACGTCAATGCAAAGCACAAAGACATTCAAAAAACTGCTTCAGGCTCTGAAGTAATCGAGTTTGAAGTTCCCACAGACAAGCCAGGACTTCTGGCATTCCTCAATGAGTTTGTCACGGGGGAGCTGACGGTGGAGCAGAGGACAGCAATGTTCCACCAGATCAAAATGAAAGTGCTGTTCAAGAGCCAGCCGTAACAGAGCCTGACGAGGAAATCCATCTTGAGCCTGATGACAGTGTTCAAGCCGAGCTTCCAGAAGACATTATTGCTGCCCGTGAAAACGGCACTCTGATGGCTTGTTGGGCACATGAAACCAGAGCACGATTGGTCATGGAATTCATCCGCGAACATCGGCTATTCATACCACTCAATGCGTTTCTTAAAAAACGACGCAGATAGGATAAATATGGTCACTGCTGAAGCATGGGCATTGGCTGTTAAGTTCCATGAACTGTACGAGCGCATAGCCCCATCATTTGGATACAAAACCCGTGAGGACACACGACAGTTCAACTGTGATTCCTCAAATGGAAAGCTCATGCTGGCCGTTTGCATGGAAATACTTGTTGACCAAAGTGAAGCAACAAAGTCGTTTGTCTCTCAAGAACCAGCCAATCTGGTTCACAAACTTCAGTGGTTACCAATCGCTGAAGCCCCCACGGACAACGCAGAACCAATCATCCTTGGTTCTTTCGATAGCTATGGCCAGTTGTATGAAATTGACTTCAATGGGATCTGGACTGCTGAAGGCTGGATCAGCCCCTATGAAATTGATGAGCCTACCCACTGGATCTACCAGAGTCATATTGCACCACCAACAATAGGAACGCCTCACTGATGACCCCCAACATCAACAGAATACTTGAACAAGACCCTGCTACCAGTCGTTTTGATTCCCACATGGGAAGGCCAAACTTGGACCTGAAAGGATCCAGAGAAAAGCTATATCTTCAGCGAGTAAAGCTCGATGAGAACAAGAAAGATGTTGGTGGTTACTCATGGTCAACTGTGGTTGACAACCAAAGAATCTATTCTGCTTTCAATGAAGCAGGAACGATCCAACTGTTCGTCAAATCGCCAGATAGAAAGCGAGCCAAACTGAGACTCTACACAGTCTTCGGTGTGAAATTCTTCAACTAAAACTGCCCACTCTGTTAATTCAGAGTGGGCTTTTTTTATTGAATATTTTTTTCTCACCAACCAAGGACTCCAATGATCGACCTGTACCGTGTCAACACTCGTGAAGCTCAAGCAATGATGCTTGACGTTCTGCAAGTGGGACTTGTTCCCTATCTGCAATCCTCTCCCGGTTGTGGCAAGTCTGCCATCACCCATGCTGTGAGTAGTACTCTGAACACCAAGCTGATTGACCATCGCTTGAGCACTTCTGAGCCAACGGACATGACTGGCTTGCCTCATTTCCGTGCTGACGGTACGGCTGCATTTGCACCGTTCCCAGACCTGTTCCCGCTGGATGACACTCCACTTCCTGCTGGCAAAAATGGATGGATGCTCTTCCTTGATGAGTTCAATTCAGCCTCTCGTGAAGTGCAGGCTTCTGCCTACAAGATCATCCTTGATCGCATGGTAGGTCAGCGAAGTCTGAACCCCAATGTGGCAATGGTTGCTGCTGGCAATCTCGACACTGATCGTGCCATTACCAACAAAATGTCAACGGCAATGCAGTCACGTTTGATTCACATCGAACTACAACTGGACTTTGACATTTGGATGGAAGATGTTGCACTGAAGATGAACTATGACCCACGGATCATTGCCTATCTCAGCTTCAACAAAGCTGCTTTGATGGACTTCGATGCGAACCATAAAGAGAAGACTTTCTGCTGCCCACGCACATGGGAATTTATGAACCGTTTGCTGGCCAACAAGCCTACTGTCGTTGACAGCCATGCTGCATTGTTCGCTGGAACAATTAGCTCCAGCGTCGCTGCTGAGTTCGTCAGCTACAACCAGATCTACAAAGATCTTGTGAGCATTCCAACAATCTTGGCTGCACCTCTTCATGCTCCGCTTCCTGTAGCAGCCAACGCACAGTGGGCCTGCATCACCAACATGATGAGCAACGTCACCAACGACAATTTTGAGCACTTGGCTTCATACGCCAATCGGTTCACGATCACGTTCCGTGTGCTCTTCTTCAGGTCTATCCTGATCCGTCATCCACAGCTTCGCCGTCACACAGCTTTCGCTGGTGCAATGGCAGATGTGGCCCGTTACATGAACCAAGACATGCAAGCCATTGCTGTCCCCACAAAGCCATGATCAAACAAATCTTACAAGCCATTCTTCAAGACAAAGTGATTGAAGACAAATGCAACGATGGTTGGGTTGCCATCACCCACACCCATGCTTTAAAAGTTATGGGCAATGGAGGTGGCCAGTATCTGCGTGTCAAACCAGATCCTAAACCTGACTTCAAAATCAACGCAAAGCTGACATTTGAAAGCCCTTCTCTTGTAATAAAAGAAATGCCAAATTTTGGCAATCTTGCTTTAGTTTTTGATGGCGAAAGTGGACTACTCAAAGCAGCAACTTTCATTGCCCATTTAAAATGAACACCTCTGGCCTGTCGGATGAGCAACTGAACAAGATTCTCGACAAATCTAAAACAGACATTCTGCTCGGCAAAAAGGCAAGCTTCTTCGGATCACTTTTGTGTTCCTTAGAAGTTGTCTGGTCAGACTCAGTTCGCTACGCTGCCACTGACGGTACATGCCTGTACTTCAATGCAGACTGGTGGCTGACACTGCCCATGCCGACTCGACGCTTCGTGCTCATGCATGAGCTTGAACACGTTGCACGGCTACACATGCTTCGCTGTGGTGGTCGTGATATGCATATCTGGGTTCGTGCCTGTGATGCTGTCATCAATCAATTCTTGATTCGTGATGGTGAATCCATCGACCAAATCGAATGGATCATTCTCATGCCTGAGTATGCAGACATGGCTGAGGAACACGTTTACGACCTCATGATGAAAGAGCATGGGCAAAACCCACAAGATGACAAAGAAGACGAGCATGACTTAGATGCATTGATTGCTGCCAACTCAGGCAAAGCAAACAAGGTCATCAGTGCTGTCATTCGTGCAACGCAACAGTCAAAGCTGTATGGCAAAGGTGAGGACATTCCTGCCTACGTATCTGAACTTGTTCAGAAATTCATGACACCTAGTATCCCTTGGGAGACTGTGCTTTATGAATGGTGCAGTGAGTTCATCAGAGGTAGTCTTAGCTGGAAGCGACCAAACCGTCGATTCCCATCAATGTACATGCCATCAAAGGACAAGAAAACTGCAACCTTGCAGCACTTGATTTACTTCTTTGATACGTCAGCATCCATCACTGATGAGATGGTCATGCGCTTCAATGCTGAAGTGCAGTACATCAAGGAAACTTTGAACCCAAAGCTTCTTACCTTGGTTCAATTTGACACTGACATTCGTGACGTTCGCTCGTTCGATGAATCAGAGCCATTTGAAATAACTTCTGTCTCTGGCAGAGGTAACACTTCTCTGGAATGTGTGAAGGCTTACATTGAAAAAGCAAAGCCAACTGCTGCCATCATCTTCTCAGATATGGAATGTGATCCGATGCCCAAACCAGAAGGTGACACGCCGATCATTTGGGCTGTGCTCAACGATCCCCACATTCAAATCCCTTACGGAAAGATAGTTCACATATCTGCTTAAACATGAACATGCACATTTTTGTTGGGCCAAAAAACCCACACGCAACTCCAGTAGTGATTGAAACCAATCTTGCTTGGGCAATCCCCTACTGGACTGAGCGTAAAAGACTCAACCCCCTCATCAACTGGAAATTCAAATGAACCAAGAAAACTACGAATCCTGCTCAGTCGAACTCGTTCAAGGCTGCGTCAACGGTGACTTACTCGTAGTCAACGCTGCACGGGCTTCTTTTGCAAAAGAGAAAATCAAACTTACTCCTGACGATACAGGCTTGCTGCGTTATCTCGCAACTGGCTTTCGTACAAAAGAGTGGACAGAGTACCTGAACCAAGTGAAGCAAGCTGTACGCACTGGTGATGATGAACTGCTTGAACGTCTGCTCAAAGCCTATCGTGCCAAGGCTGTGCATTGGGCACCGTTCGGCCATCCACACGTTACCCTGCGACTTGTCATGCCAGTCTTTCTGGCTCGCCAATTCGTCAAGCATCAAGTGGGCGGTGTTTGGTCAGAAGCCTCACGCCGTTATCTTGATGACAAGTGGACGTTCTACAAAGAACCAGAATGGCACAGCCGACCTGATGACATAAAGCAAGGCTCTGGTGCTGCTTTGTCAGAAGCAAAACAGACAAGCATCAACAACCTTGTGGACACCCACATTGAAGCTTCGCTCAAGCTGTACAACTACATGCGTACCACTGGTGTTGCACCAGAAGAAGCTCGTGAAATCATGCCATTGAATCACATGACCACTGTAGTGTGGACGGGTAGTTTGTTGTTCTGGGTGCGTGTGGTTCAGCTTCGCGTTGAAGCACACGCTCAACTCGCTGCCCAAGAACTTGGCAAGCAAATTGCCAAGGAAATCCAGTCTCAATGTCCGCTCAGTTGGAATGCACTGATGCGGTAATCAACCACCAAGGAATCGAACCATGAACACCAATCCCCGCATCGGCTTAAACACCACTTTGCTGCAAGCATCAATGCTTGTCTCTGAGGGCAATCCCGGTGCAATGACTGCTTTGATGGCTCTAATCAAAGAGTCCCCAAAGATTGATCCTCAATCAATCTGGAAAGAGTGGGGACCGTTCATGTCGTTCGATTCTTACGCCATTTACGGCTCTGAAATCCATGTGCTTTACAAGTACATCTGTGAGTTCAATTGCCTGAAAGTTCTCACGCTCTTGCGTGCAGTTCAGCTTGGCCTCCTGCCATGTGCAGCACTCAAAACTGCAATTGAAACAGAGCAACACAACTTCAACTTTGAAGAGTTGCTGTACAAAGTCCAAGAACAAGTTTCCCAATTTGGTCGTGAGGAATAAATCATGCCTCAGAAATACCAACTAGCAACCGACAGTGCCATCAATGAAGCTGCCAAAGCAGGCACTGTCGTGTACGACTGTGTGAAGTGTGATTACGGCTGTGCGAGTGATGACAGCTACTACAAAAAAGAACATCACACTTCCATCACTTTGGATTCCACAGGTGATTACCCATTCTTCACCCACCCCACAAAAGACCTCATCAAAATCAAGGAATAATCATGCAAGTCACACATACAGAAGATCACGTAACCCACGCTGTCATTGGTGGAGCCAAGCAGATCGACATGGGTATCAGCGACAGTGCTGAATTCTTTCACATCTTGTCCAGTACCTTGTATTCAGATCAAAAGCTGGCTGTGGTTCGTGAGACTGTCTGTAATGCATGGGATGCACACATCGACTCCAATCGCAAAGACAAAGCTATCACCATCACTGTGTCTGAAGAGGCAATCACCATTCGTGATTACGGCTACGGCATTCCCAAGGATCTGATTGGCCCTATCTACGGCGTCTATGGTGCTTCCACCAAAAAGAACGATGGCAATGCTACTGGTGGCTTCGGTCTGGGCTGCAAGTCCCCATTTGCCTACACTGACAACTTCCAAGTGACTTCGTTTTGTGATGGTGTTCGCACCATTTACAACATGAGCAAGTCCTCTGCTGTTGTCGGCGGCAAGCCAAGCATTGTCCCAATCGCCAGCTTCCCCACAACCGAAACTGGTTTGGAAGTTGTCATTCGCCTGACTGAGAAAAGCCATCGCAGAATGTTCCGTGATCTGTTTGATCGCATCGTCTGGAATGGTGGTATCCGTGCCACGATGAATGGTGCTGTAATGCCCACGCTGAAAACGTATGCAGTCAAAGAAAAGTTTTTTCTGACTGACCGCGAAGTACTGAGTAAGTCATCGCAAATGGCCATCAGCTATGGCAATGTCATCTATCCTTTGGATGAGCATTCTCACTATGCACCTGAATACCGTAAAGCAATGGAGGTGATCAATTCAGCTACAGAAAACAAAGCAAGTAGCTGCACGTTGGTTCTCATTGCACCACCTAACAGCATTTCTGTAACGCCAAGCCGTGAGTCTTTGTCCATGCAAACTCACACCTTGAACACAGCAAAAATCTTGCTGCATGATTTTGTGTTGAATGCTTCCAAAGTACGAAGCAATTCCACACTGGAAATCGTTCGTGACTCTGTTGAACAAGCTGTGAAGAAAAAGCTTTTTGACAAGGTGCTTAACCAACACGCTTCGCTACCCAATAAACCAGCCAAAGGAAGAACCAGTGCTCACTATGGCAAAGATTTCACTGTCTTTGACTTTGATCATTTGAGCAAACTTCATCTTGGCTATGAGTACCCATCCGAGCATTCAAAGTTTGACTTCAAACTTCGCATCAGCGAGTTGATGAAAGCAGGACACACCCCTGCTGGTTTGGGTCAGTCGTTTTTACGTGCATTTTCCAAAGCTCGTAACAATAACGAACGGCGTTCACTGTGGGCAAACAAGCATGTTGTGTGGCCAGTTCTTCGGAGAATGAAAGCTGTAGAGGGAATGTCGGCAGAACGCTTGTTGGTCTATGGAGTGACAAGTCGTTGGAGTCGTGATCCGCAAACACATAAAGCAACAGAACTTGGTGGATTTCCACTGTACAGATCTGCATCACTTTTGCGAAACACAATTGTGGTCACCTATACACGAAAAGATGTGGAAGATCGTCTTCGTCACTCTGAAGAGATGAAGGAATTTGGTCGTGATGGGGTAGGCTTGATGTATGTAGTGCCTCGGAGTCAACCTCGTGTTGATGAAGCACTTCAGTTCTTCAAGTCTCACGGCTACCGTGTAGTCAATTTGACCCAACCACAAAAGGGTGAACACTCCAGTGTTGTCGCCCCAATTGCTGTCCGTGCTCCAGCAAAAACACGTTCAGTGGGTTTGCCTTTGGTAACCAACGGTACCCCTGTCGGAAGAGACAGTTTTCATGCTTCTGTATATTGGGATGACTCTCTGCCTCGCACTACAGATCCTGAATATGTAGTGCTGTGTACCAACGCAATTGATGGCAAGCTGTCATCAAAGTTCAACGAGTTCAATCGTGAAATATCTGGGCTAATTGCCAAACATTTTGGAGCAACAGGTGGTGTTGTCCGAACCCGTGTGCAAGAAGCAACTTACATCAAGAAAGGTGCGAAAGAAATCCATGATTTTTTAATTCCAAAGATCTGTACGTACATCCAAAACTGCCCACTCATCTATGCAAATAGAGCAGCAGTTTTGACAATGCCAAAGGACATTTACGATGGCAGGACAACTCTGATTGAAAGACTCAACGCCAGTAAACAGGCATTGGCTGTCTTGAATCTGGCACACCCATTGTCTGATGTGTCACAGGACTACATGACAATGTGGAGAGTAATCTCGCAAAGAAGCCATCCAGATATACAGGCAACAGACAAGTATCTGGACGAGATCCCTCAATCTGCTGATGCAACAACACTGAGCCAAGGGATTGAGAAATCAGAAATAGCTCATTGCATTGACGCTAGAGAACTTGTTTTTGGGCTTCAATCAAAAGATCCCAACAAGCAAAACGCAGCACTGAAATTGCTGCAATTCGTTATCACTTAACCCAAGGAAAAATATGCTAAATCCCAACATTGTTCGGGTAGTCGCTGCTGTTGTGGACATTCACAATCTCACGCTCTACACAGAAGAAGGCAACACTATTGTCATCCCGCAAGGTGACATTCGTGTTGCTCCCATCGTCCGAATTGTGACTCCGATCTGTGCTGCTGGAAAAGTTGCTGAAGTTGACTTGTCAACTGAAAACTTCTACACCGCAATGGAACAGAAATCAAACGGCTTGGTCAAGCTGTTCCGTGTTGCTCGCAGCAAACTGGCAGCTTTCTTCAGCAAAAGCGAAGAAGCTGATTTGGTGGCTCCAATGGAAGTTGGCAAGCCAATTCAAGTCAGCAATCTCCAAGCAGCAACTGAAGAAATCATGAAACATGCTGTGTCTGTTTCTGATCCAAAGTTCACAGAGCAGGATCTGCACACTGAAGATGCTCATCAAGATGACTCTGAAGAAGGAGATACTGTGATTGCAGTAGTGAACAGCCGTGTTCTGCCGGATGCTCACAAGATGAAAGCTCAGATCCAACATGCAGTGGCAACAGACAATCCTGCTGCACTGGCCAAATTCATTGAGCGATGCACCTCTTCAAAGAGGCGTCACACAATGGAAGAACTCATGCGCTTTATGCAGCGTGGAGATCTGCCAGTTGCAGACGATGGTTCCATTGTGATCTACAAAATTCTGCGTAAGCGGAAAATTGATGGCCACGAAGAGTTCGATTACGTTGATTGCCACACCGGAAAAGTGCCACAGTCTGTGGGTAGCTACGTGTACATGGATGAATCACTTGTTGATCCAAACCGTGGGCAGGAATGCTCCAACGGTCTGCATGTCGCTCGTCGTGGCTACCTCAGTGGCTTTAGTGGTGATGTGGTTGTCATTGCCAAGGTCGCTCCAGAAGATGTGGTTGCAGTGCCCCAGTACGACTCCAACAAGATGCGTGTCTGTGGTTATCACATTCTGTACGAACTGAATGATGAAGACTTTCAAGCTTTGCGGTCAAACCAACCAATCAAGACTCCTGACGGCAAAAAGAAATTGGCTAACGCCATTTCAGGCCAACACGTTGGTGTCTTGACGAAAGTGAAAATTGGTGCCCAGAGTGGATCCAACATCAGCAAAACGGCCATGCCTACCAACCAACAGACGGTAGCTCTCAAAGCTGCTGAAGTGACGGAAGACACGCCAGAAGCTTCTGCCATCCAAAGCGAAGCAGAGTATCAAGCTCCACCTGTAGATCCAAAGACAGTAGCTCAAGATGTGCTGGCTACCCAGTCTGGTGCTCCAACTCGTGCTGAACAGGCACGGGCACTCTACGTTGTGTTCAAGCAAGCTAAGGACAAAAAGTCCAAAGAAGAAGCAGCCGCTGCTCTTATGGCTTTCAAGAAAGCAAAGAAAGTCAGTTGGGATTCCCTTGGCATCACAAGTGCTGAAGTGGACAAGCTGACGAAGTAAGCCCACAGATACCTCTAGTTGTAATAAACTAGAGGTATCTTTTTAATTGGAGTTTACTACCATGTCCGTAATCCTTCGCGTTAATCGCAAAACCCATGATGCAGACATTATTCGCTTGAATAGTGTTGGCATGTCCCTTGCGACTATCGCAAAGACTTTGGGGTGCCACCCCACAACAATCACTGCGAGATTACATTCACTCAAAGTTCCACCAGCCGACACCAGACGCTCTTTCATGGAAGACGTACTGACTTCCATGACCACCGCTCAACAAGAGTGGTTAGCCGATCAACTAGGCCCACATTCCAATATCAAAGATTTTGTGAAAAGTGCCATTGTGGATCGTTATCTGAAAGCAACTGAATAGAAAACATCATGAACACTCACCCTCAACCCCAACCTGATTCACTAGGCCATTCAACTCAATGGATCCAAGCTTGCTTGCCTGATCCAAAAGTGAAAGACTTCCATACTCAGTTCGGCGTCTTCTGTGAAGAAGTAACCGAAGTGATCAAAGAGGTCAGCCCACGGGATGACGTTACCCATGACCTTCTCAGGGCTGCACAAGAAGCCATGAGCAAACTAGGCGATCATCTCAAAGCCAGCAACTGCGTCATCTACATTGACACCCCAAACCGCAAAAACTTCCTCAAGGAAATGTGCGATGTGGCTGTCACATTGACTACAACAGCACACACCCAGAAGATGAACATCGAAGGTGGTATGCACGCTGTCAACAATGCAAACTTCTCCAAGTTTGATCACGGCAAACCTTTGTTTGACGCCAATGGTAAAGTGGTCAAAGGACCGAATTACAAAAAAGCCGATCTCAGCCTGTTTGTCTGAACATTCCCCCTCAACAAACTGAAGCCCCTACTCAGGGGCTTTTTCATTGGACAATCATGAACCAACTCAACCAAGGTCAGCAACTTGCTGCTGACGGATTTTTCAAATTCCTCTTCGACACCGATCAAAAAGAAATGATCATTGCTGGCCCCGGTGGAGTAGGCAAGACTTTTCTGATGGGTTACCTCATCGACACCATCATGCCCCAGTATCACGACACCTGTACGTTGATGGGCATTGATTCGTTGTATGACGATGTGGTGATGACAGCCACAACAAACAAAGCTGCTGAGGTGCTCAGCAAGTCCACTGGCCGTCCTTCAGGCACGATTCATTCGTTCCTAAACCTACGTGTCAAGGACGACTTCAGCACAGGCCAGTCTTCATTGGTTCGTACCCAAAACTGGGTTGTTCGTTCACGGACAATCCTGTTCATTGACGAATGTTCAATGATCGACAAGGCACTCTATCGTGCCATTCGGGAAGGAACCATGAACTGCAAGATCATCTACGTGGGTGATCGCTGCCAACTGTCTCCAGTTAAGGAGGTGTTGTCTCCAGTTTATCTGAACAACCTCCCCTACTACGAACTCACTGAGCCAATGAGAAATGCAGATCAGCCTGCCTTGATGGCTCTGTGTCAGCAATTGCGTGACACCGTAAACACGGGTGTGTTCACAGACATTCAAACCGTTCCCGGTGTGATTGATCATTTGAATGACGCTCAAATGGAACATGAAGTGTCTCAGTTCTTTCCCGAAAACAAAGGAGAGCTTCGCTTGCTGGCATACACCAATGTAATGGTGAACCAGTACAACGGGTATATCCGGGAAAAGCGTACTTTACCAAGCGAAGTCACTGAAGGTGAAGTGCTTATCAACAACTCGTCGTTTCGCCAAGGCGATCAGAGTTTGTCTGTTGAAGAAGAGATCACCATCGTCCGTATCAACGATACGTATGAAAAGCAGATCACCAGCAACGTCAGCTTGATGGTGCAAGACTGCTGCATCAAGACTTCGTTTGATCAGATCATTGTCAGTGCAATGGTTCCAGTGGACAAGCATCACTACGGCGAACTGGTGAAGTACTTCGCTCGTCAAAAAAACTGGGAACGATATTTCTTCTTGAAGAATTCGTTTGTCGATTTGCGTCCTCGTGATGCATCGACAGTTCACAAAGCACAGGGCAGCACTTGCGACACTGTGTACATCGACCTGAGTGACCTCAGTGTCTGCACTCAATCAGATCAAGTAGCACGGCTGCTTTACGTAGCTGTGACTCGTCCACGTAACCGTGTTGTGTTTTACAACCAATTAGCTGACCGCTTCAATGTGAAGGTTCAGTAAGGAGCTTTCAATGGATAAGGATAAACAAGAAGTTCTCCTAGACATATTCAAAGTTCTCTTTGAAGGTGAAAACCGTAGATGCAGAAAGGAACTTGATGCTTTAATTGAAGATAACAATTTGATCAAAGGAGTTGCTGCTTTCGGTTTTACTTTTGGTGGAATTCCTTATCTAAAAACCTCTGCTGTCAGGGTTACACCAGAAAGTCGTCCCTCACTTTCGTATCAGCTATGTCCACGTATGGATCAGTACGTTGCTGATGCTGCTCAGCTAAGTCTTGACTACAAGCAAATACGCCAAGCAATAACTTTGCTTTGCGAAAAAGTGTTCACTTGGGAAGACCTCAGAAATGCACTGCCAGAATGTCTTGTATCTTGCTCAAGCGTTCTGCGTGCTTACCCACGTACAAAAGAAGCAGGGTTTACCTTGCTAGAAAACCCAAGGCAACATAAGCAATTCTTGGCTTTGGTGACAAAAATGGAAATGTACTTTGCCACAAGGCTAATGTTTTAAGGAATCACATGAGCTACCAGATATTCACCGACACACTGCAATCAGATTATCCAATCTGTATTCTGTCCCTTCGGCTGATCAAAGCAGATCTGGAAAAATACTACATCACGCCCTTCGGTTTGGATCCAAGTGCATTCATTGCAATGGATATGTTTGCCCATCCCGGCAAAAAGAAAACCCCTGTTGCTGACATGAAGCAATACATCCTTGAGGAACTGGTTCCTGAATGGAAAGCTCTCGGTGTGAAATACATCGTCTGCACCAACTCAGACTACTTCAAGGTACTGACCAAAGCAGCCAAGGTAGATGCCTCTGTAGGCTTCGTGCTTGACTGCGTGTTCGGCCCTTGGAAAGTAATCTACGTTCCACCAAGCCAGCAGATCTTTTTTGATCCAGCAAAAGTCAAGGAGAAGATCGACATTGGTATGCAGTCGATTATTGCTTTTGAAGAACAGCGATACATCCCTCCCGGTGCAAATATTATGGAGTTTGCTGAGTATCCAAAAACCACTGCTGAAATCAAAGTGTGGCTCGACAAGCTCATGCAAATGGATGTTCCACTGGCAGTGGATATTGAAGCCTTCAGCCTCAAGCACCACGATGCAGGCATTGGAACTATCTGCTTTGCATGGAGCAAGACAGAAGGCATTGCCTTTCCCGTTGACTACGTACCAATCGAAGGCGCTGAGTCTGCCCCCTATGGGGTGCAAGTCAGGAACCAAGAACTAAGGGACTTGCTACGGGCATTCTTTGAAAACTACAAACAAAAAATCCGGTATCACGGTATCTCCTACGATGCCTATGTCCTGATTTACCAACTGTTCATGACAGATATTCTGGACACAGAAGGAACTCTTGTCGGCATGGAAACCATGCTCAAGAATTGGGATGACACACTGCTCATCACGTATCTAGCAACGAACAGTTGTGCTGGGAACAAACTCAGCTTGAAGGAGCAAGCTCAAGAATATGCTGGCAACTGGGCACAGTCTGACATTGAGGACATAACCAAAATCCCACTGGACAAACTGCTCAAGTACAACTTGATCGACGGCCTCTCAACACAGTATGTGTATGAGAAAAACCATCCAATCATGGTGGCTGACGAACAAGAAGAACTGTACGAAGGACTGTTCAAACAAGCTACAGCAGACATTATCCAGATGCAGTTGACGGGTATGCCCATCAACATCAAACGGGTAGCTGAAGTCAAAGTCATTCTGCAAGCAGATGAAGCACAAGCACTGAATGAGATTGCATCAACTTCTCTTGTGGCTCGTATCGAAGCAAAGATGAATGCTGAATGGGTTGATAAACGTAACAGTGAACTGGTCAAGAAGCGAGTAACCCTTGCTGATGCCAACTGCAAGTTCAATCCCAACTCGGGACCACAACTGCAATCACTGCTGTTTGATGAACTGAAGCTGCCAGTGCTGGACTTCACCAAGACCAAGCAACCAGCGACAGGCATGGAGACACTGACTAATCTGATCAATCACACGACTGATCCTGAAGTCATTACCTTCCTGAAAGCGATGGTCAACTACAGTGCTGTGAACAAAATTCTCACGAGTTTTATTCCTGCATTTGAAAAAGCAGTGCTTGGAAAAGATGGCTGGCACTACCTATTTGGTTCATTCAAATTGGGTGGCACTGTCTCAGGTAGGTTGTCTTCCAGAGAACCTAACTTGCAGAACCTGCCAGCTACCAAATCCAAGTATGCCAAGCTGATCAAAAGCTGCTTTGAAGCTCCACCGGGCTGGCTCTTTGCAGGACTGGACTACAACTCATTGGAGGACAGAATCTCAGCATTGACTACCAAAGATCCCAACAAGCTGAAGGTTTACACCGATGGTTATGACGGACACTCAATGAGGGCATTTGCTTACTTCGGTGATCAGATGCCTGACATTGTGGACACCGTTGAATCCATCAACACGATTGCTGAAAAAACCAGCAAGTACGGCCCACTAAGGCAAGACTCTAAAGCGCCTACCTTTGCTTTAACTTATCAGGGTACTTACAAAACCTTGATGAAGAATTGTGGTTTCCCTATCGAGAAAGCGTTGTCAGTAGAGAAACGCTATCACGACTTGTACGTAGTCAGTGATCAATGGGTAAAAACCAAGATCGACATGGCGTGCAGAGAGGGCTACATCACAGCAGCTTTCGGGCTGCGTGTTCGTACCCCTATGCTGCATCAGGTGATCCTTGGGAACCGCAAGACACCGTTTGAAGCCGAAGCTGAGGGACGCACTGCTGGAAACGCTCTGGGGCAGTCCTGGTGCCTTTTGAACAACCGTTCAAGCGCAGAGTTCATGGCCAAGGTGAGACAGTCTGAGTTCAGGACTTCAATCCGTCCATGTGCTCAGGTCCATGATGCGTTTTACATGCTGATGAAAGACGACATAGAAAGTTTGTCTTTCACCAACAAATATCTAGTGGAAGCCGTACAATGGCAAGATCATCCAGATATTTGGCATGACCAAGTAAAGCTGAACGGTGAAGTGTCCGTGTTTTACCCGACATGGGCAGATGAGATCGTTATCCCAAACAACATTTCTGATGATGAAATTGTTGAAGTTGTGACCAAGGCAATGGCTCCAAAAAAGCCAAAGCCTTGAGTCATTTTCTTTGGGGAATTCCCCCCACAAATTGAACCAGAGAGAACCAAATGAAGAAGCATTATTTCCTGATCGCCGCTGAGATCGTCTTCACCGGAAAAGGTGAGAACGATGGCTTGCAAAGCCTGCGTCTGAACGGTGTGACCACCAACAAAGACAAGTCTTTCCCTGCTGCAATGATTGGCCGTGGTCAACAAGTTGCACAGATGCAGTTTTTCAAACGCATGGGTGAGCATGTAAATGAAGTTGAAGTACGTGATGTGGTACTAATCAACGTCAGCTACCTCGGTGAGTTCACGGAAGAAGAGTTCAACACTCTGCCTCCTGAAATGCAACCTCCTGCTCCCGGTGCAGCAAATGACTCAGCCAAGCAGTGATCTTCATAGTCCTGCTTTGTCTGGAGGTCGTGTTAATTACTATTTGGTTCGGGTGGATGATCCTCAACGTGAAGAACAGCAACCCTACCAAGCAGAATGCGAAGACATTATTCGAGCACTCAAAATGACCTTCGATGAAGGTTGTGAGTTCAAAGCCATTTGGCGTACTGCTGCTGGTCGATTGGGCAATGGCAAGCCAAATCAATCAGAAGTGTATGACGCTGAAAAGCGAATTCACTACGCCAAAGCATCCCTACGGCAAGCAGTCTTTGCTGCCAAATAACAAAAACCACTGTCCCAATGACAGTGGTTTTTTAACCTTCTGGAGATTTTCGTGAACTATTCAAACAACACCGACATTCCGTTGGCATTGGCAGTCTGGGTACTGGCTGACAACTACGACTACAACAAAGACCAAGATTACATCTCGGCAACTGCACTGATGAAACCACTACGTCAGATCATTCTGACTGGCCGTGTTGAAGGTGTATCAGTTCAGCCCGATGTGTCTGATCGTGTGGCATCCAGCATTGGTAATGCATTCCATGACTCCATTGAAAAAGCATGGAAGACCAACCACCAAAAAGCACTGGCACAACTCGGCTATCCACAAAGCGTCATTGACCGTGTGCTGATCAATCCAACTGAGGCAGAACTTGCCAAAGTTGAAAGCCCAATCCCCGTGTACATCGAACAACGTGCTGTAAAGCAAGTGGGCAAATGGAAAGTCGGTGGCAAGTTCGACATTATCATTGATGGGGTATTGCACGACAACAAAAGCACCTCTGCCTACGTTTGGTTGTTTGGCTCTCGTGATGATGAGCATTCACGACAAGGCAGCATCTATCGCTGGTTGAACCCAGAGAAGGTGAGCGAAGACATTATTCGCATCAACTACATCTTCACTGACTGGAAGCGTGTTGATGCAATGTCCAACCCTGACTATCCACAACAGCGTTTGCTGCACAAAGATATTCCACTGACCTCTATCCAAGAGACTCAGGGATGGGTTGAAAACAAACTGGCTTTGATAGAGCGTTTTATGAATGCTCCTGAAAAGGATATTCCTGAATGCACTGATGAAGAACTGTGGCTACCAGCCCCTGTCTTCAAGTTCTATTCAGATCCAACGAAGATCACAGGCCGTAGCACCAAGAACTTCAAAACTCTTGGCGAAGCAAACAGCTTTCACCAGTCCAAAGGTAAGGGTGTAGTCATCCCTATCGTTGGCTCTCCAAAACGATGTGGCTATTGCAGTGCATTTGATGCCTGCACACAAAAAGACAGGTACAACCATGATTGATTTACAAGGCGTCCAACATCATCCAGCAATCGAAGACATTGTTGATGTGCTGTGTTCCAAAACCCAGAACACCGACAAGGGATTCTTCCGTGTCGAAGTGGCCTACTTCCTTGGGAAGATGGCAGGCAACATGCGTGCAACCATCGTCACCAAAGACCGTGGTGAAATCCCTGTAAACATCTACGCTCTTGCCCTTGGTTCATCTGGTTACGGCAAAGGCCATTCCGTGAACATCATGGAAGAGCAGTTCATCAAAGGCTTCAAGAAGCGTTTCATGGAAGACACTTTGCCCGTCATTGCCGAAGTCCACTTGTGGGAAATGGCCAATGAACGTGCTGTCAAAAACTCCAGTGAACCACAGGAAGAATTTGACAAGGTAGCTGCTGAGTTCAAGCGTGCTGGTGCCTACCCATTCACGTTTGACTCAGGCACAGCCCCTGCTGTGAAGCAGCTACGCAACAAGCTTCAGCTTGCCAACTGTGGCTCTATCAATCTTCAGATTGACGAGATCGGTTCCAACCTTGTCAGCAACGTCGAAGTGTTGAATCTGTTCCTTGAGTTGTATGACCAAGGTTTGGTTAAGCAAAAGCTGACCAAGAACACAGCCGAGAACACTCGTGCTGAAGAGATGGACGGTAAGACCCCAACCAACATGCTGCTGTTCGGTACACCCGGCAAGCTGCTTGACGGTGGGCAAACAGAAGATCAGTTCTATTCCTTTCTGGAAACTGGCTACGCTCGTCGTTGCCTGTTCGGTATTGGGAACCATGATCGGAAAGCCTTTAACACTCAGACCCCTGAAGAAATTTATGAGCGTCTGATTCAGCCGAGCAATTCAACCAACGTCAACAAGTGGGCAGCACAGTTTCACAAGCTGGCTGCTGCTGATATGTACGGCTGGAAGATGGTAGTGCCTGACGCAGTAGCAATCCGACTGCTCACGTACAAGATCGCTTGCGAACGCATTGCTGACGAAATGGCAGACCATGCTGAGATCCGTAAAGCAGAACTGAGCCATCGCTACTTCAAGGCACTGAAACTTGCTGGTGCATACGCCTTCATTGATGAAAGTCTTGAAGTCGAGATGGAACATCTGATGCAGGCAATCCTGCTGGTCGAAGAATCAGGCAACGCTTTTCAAAGCATCCTGAACCGTGAGAAAACCTATGTGAAACTCGCTCGCTACATTGCAAGCGTGGACACTGATGTGACTCATGCTGACCTGTTGGAAGCACTGCCGTTCTACAAGAGTGGTAACGCTGCACGTAATGAACAGATCACTCTGGCAATTGCGTGGGGCTACAAGCAACACATCCTGATCAAGAAAACGTATGTCGATGGCATCGAATTCTTCCGTGGTGAGAAGCTGAAAGAAACCAATTTGGACGAGATCATGCTGTCTTACAGCCAAAGTTGGGCCTACGACTTTGAATCAGAAAGTGTGCCGTTTACCGAGCTACACAACATGACCCAAGTGAATGGAATTCATTGGGCCAATCACCACTTCAAGGGCGGTCATCGCTCTGAAGAAAATGCAATCAGTGGATTCAACATTGTTGTCATCGACGTTGATGGTGGAGTGTCTTTAGACACTTGCCATGAACTGTTGAAGGACTACAAATTCATGACGTACACGACGAAGCGAAGCACACCTGAAGAAAACAGGTTTCGGCTGATCTTGCCAATCAATTACGTTTTGGAATTGGACTCCGATGACTACAAGGAATTCATGAATTCTTTGATGGAATGGCTTCCGTTTAAGACGGACGAGTCAGCGAACCAACGTGCAAAGAAATGGGAATGCTTTGACGGTGAGTTCTACTACAACTTGGAAGGCGAAATGCTGGATGCATTGGCATTCATCCCAAAGACCACCAAGAATGAACAGCACAAGCAGGCCATGCAAACGGTAGCTTCACTGGACAACTTGGATCGTTGGTTTGCTCAGCGTATTGCTACAGGCAATCGGAACAGTCACATGATCCGTTATGCACTGGCGCTCGTTGACAGTGGTATGGATTTGATTACTGTGCAAAAGCAAGTTCATGCATTCAACCAGAAGATGAACAACCCACTGCCAGTTGATGAAATCGACGCTACTGTGATGCAGACAGTGGCCAAGAGATTCAGTATGCATCCTTGAAAGGTGTGCCATGGAACCATACGTGTTAACCCCGCAAGATCTGGTCAGCATAACTATGTTAGATCTTGCTAAAGGTACGTCTAAATTCTTGCCCAAGCAACAGCAGATTCCAGAAGAATTTTACAGAGGCAACGTGTACACACAAGTTGTCGAAGCAATCTACTTTGAGGATCCGCTTCCAGCAGGGCTGGTAAAAATTCGCCCTGAATTTCAACTTCCAAACGCCATCAGACAAATGCAAATATTTGTCTTGGGTCATTTGCGTTCTACGGAACCAACGCATGAACACAAAATTGCAGGAGTGAGCTACATGCTGCATAAGATGGCCGAATTTTGTTTAACAGAAAGCTACACATGACAGAAGAAGTTATTACTGCGACAGCCGATCAACTGATTGCCATTGTGGGTTACTCCACTGCTGGTAAATCAGCATCGCTTCGCAACATCAGGAACCAAGGGAAGTGGTTGTATGTCAATTGTGAGTCAGGCAAACGTCTGCCTTTCAAGAACCAGTTCAACACAGTCACCATCACGGATCCTATGCACGTACACGAGTACTTGCAGGAATGCATTGATAACCCCGATGAAATCGAAGGTGTCATCATCGACTCAATTACTTTCCTCATGGAAATGTATGAGAGCGTGTATGTAGTCAACTCGGCCAACACAATGGCTGCGTGGGGTGCATACCAACAGTTCTTCAAGAAGATCATGCAAGAGCTGATCCCAAAGCTGAACAAACCTGTCATCATCATTGCCCACGTTAAAGACGAGCTTGATGAGAAGAACATGGAAATGAAGACTTCAATCCCTGTGAAGGGATCGCTGAAGAACAATGGCATCGAAGCCTACTTCACAACCGTGGTCGCTGCCAAGAAAATCTCCCTCAAGGAGTTAGAAAAGTATTCGTCAGGGATGTTGACCATCACTGATGAAGAAAAGGAATTGGGATTCAAACACGTATTCCAAACCCGCCACACAAAGGCAACGACAGGAGAGCGAATCCGTTCTCCGATGGGCATGTTTGAGCGTACTGAAACGTATGTGGATAACGATGCTCAGATCCTGTTGGATCACCTCAAGTCTTTTTACGGCTGAAATCGTTCAGCAAAAAGACAAACTTCAACCTTGAAAAATCAACCTGAAAACGAAAGCAAAAATCATGAACTTATTTGGCAACCTCAGCACTGAAGGACTTGAGCAAGCAGAAGACCGCCTTGGTGGTTTCACTGTTCACGGCACTGACATTTACGACTCCACTGTCAAAGCCATGTACGCTGGCGAATCTGATGGTGGTGCTCTGAGTGTCACCGTTGTCCTGCAATTGCCCGGTGGGAAGGAGTACAGCGAAACGGTGTACATCACCAACAAGCAGAAGCAAAACTTCTTCTTGAACAAGCAGGACAAGACGAAGAAAGTCCCACTCCCAGGCTTCACGCTGATCGAAGACATTTGCCTGATCGCATCTGGCAAGCCACTGTCTGAGCAGACTACCGAAGAAAAAACGGTCAACACTTACAACAAGGATCTGAAGAAGCAAGTCCCAACCGTGGTTCCCATGTTGGTGGATTGCATCGGCGGCACTCTGTCTGTGGCCATCCTGAAGGTCTTGGAAAACAAGAACGTCAAGGACAGTTCTGGCACGTATCAGCCAACTGCTGAAGAGCGTGAAAGCAACCGCATTGACAAGGTGTTCGACACTGGCTCCAAGATGACAGTGTTGGAAGCCAAGTCCGGTGCGACTGAAGCCAAGTTCTGGGATGGCTGGTCCGACAAGAACAAGGACAAAACCCGTGATGAACGTAAGATCAAAAACGGTCAAGGCGCTGTCGCTGGTAAAGCATCTGCTGGTGTCCCACAAGCTGGCGGTGCTGCTCCTGCTCGTGTTGGCCTGTTCGGCAAAAAGGCGTAAATCATGCCTGATCAACTTCTTGAACCCAGAGAGGTTGATCCTCCCCAAAGTTGGACAGTATCACTACCTTTGCGTGTGATGGTGTCCAAGAAGAAAGACTTCTTGCTCAACTTGAATGTCTATAGAAATGCAAACTTCCGAATCTTAGCTACTGCGAAGATTAACTATGCCAAGGCTATTCTTCCCTTGGTTCGGCATTTGCCAAAGATGGAGATGATCGGTTTAACTTACCGACTGTTTCCAGCAAGTAAGCGTCTAGCTGATGTTGCCAACATCTGCTGTATTGTTGATAAGTTCTTCAGTGATACGTTAGTTGAAGTTGGTTGCATCAGTGATGACAATTACACAATTGTTCCCTATGTGGAATTCAAGATGGGTGAGGTTGATCCAACTAATCCCAGAGTTGAAGCCACAATTTGTCTGTTCCACCAACCCGTAAATCCAAGTGATAAAAGGAAAAATGATGCGTATTACCCTGAACCAGATCGAGATCGAACTCGCACTGAAGAACTATGTGAACAAGCTGCTGAGTGTGCAGGATGGGATCGACATGACGATTGACATCAAAGCCACTCGTGGCGAAGGTGGCATGACTGCTGAAATCGAACTCAGCGAAAACGTCAAAGCCTTGTCGGACAAGATCCCGGCTACTCCGGTGAATCGTTCTGCCCAAACTCTTCAAGCTGCTGTGGCAACTCCTGCCGCTGTTGCTGCTCCGGTGCAGGTCACACAACCGACTGCAAGCGTCACACGGATCGTTCAACGCCCTGCTGCTACCCAAGCACCAGCCGAGTCTGCAACGGCTGCTGTAGGCTCTGGTATGCCCACTGCAACTGTGCAGGCAACCTCTGTGGATCTGACCAAGGAAGTCATGGCTGCTGAAGCTGGCAATGTGGCGGCTACTGTCAACACTGACGGCCCTGCTGCCCAAGATCCTCCTGCTGGCCCATCGTCAGGTGGAACAGTCGAGCAGCCTGCTGCTGTCACTGCACCAGTTGAAGTGGTGAAAAAGCCTGCTGTGGGTCTGTTCGCCAACCTGAAAAAGCCGGTCAACACACCGACTCCTGAGTAATGAACTGGAAAGGATTCCTTTTAGTAGGGATCCTAGTTCTGGTAGCTGTGGTCTTACTAACCCTTGCTATCATTGCATCGGCTCCTTACTTAGCAATTTTGGTGTTGCTGGTCTTGCTCATCAAATGGTTCTACAAAAAACCACCAGATGACAAGCTTCCATGAGAAAGGCCCACTTCGGTGGGCCTTTTTTATCTCGGAGCTAACCTAAAAAACCCTTCTTCTGAAAGCTTCAATTAAATGTCACAGACACAAGCATACTTGCCGACACAACTTCAAGAGTACGTTCACAAATCACGCTACGCAAAGTGGCTGGATAAAGAACAACGCCGTGAGCATTGGCCTGAAACTGTCGAGCGATACGTCAATTACTTTGACAACAAGTTCCCACATTACCCCAAGCAAGAGATCCAAAGTGCAATCCAAAGTCTAGAAGTCATGCCTTCAATGCGTGCCTTGATGACTGCTGGACCAGCACTGGAACGTGACCCAATGGCAGGATTCAACTGTGCATTTGTGGCCATTGACCATGTACGTGCTTTCGATGAAATCCTGTACGTGCTCATGTGTGGCACTGGCATGGGCTTCACTGTCGAACGTCAGTTCATTGCCAAGCTTCCTATCGTTGGAGCCAGTGTTGTCACTACCGAAGGTGAGCACGAAGTTCACACGGTTGATCAACTCACACCGATTGATGTGACCATCATGGTCAAGGACTCCAAATCGGGATGGGCAAATGCTTTTCGTGAATTGCTCAGCTTTTTGTACGCTGGCCGTATTCCAAAATGGGATGTGTCCAAGGTACGTCCTGCTGGAGCCAAACTGAAAACCTTTGGTGGCCGTGCATCTGGCCCACAACCTTTGGTTGACCTGTTCAAATTTGCAGTCGAAACCTTCAAAGCTGCTGTTGGCCGTAAGCTGACCTCGATTGAGTGTCACGATTTGGTTTGCAAGATTGCAGACATTGTTGTTGTAGGCGGTGTCCGACGCTCTGCTCTGATCTCCCTGAGCAACTTGAGCGATGACCGTATGCGTGGAGCCAAGTCAGGTCAGTGGTGGGTTGCCGATCCACAACGAGCTTTGGCCAACAACTCCACTGCCTACACAGAGCGTCCTTCAGCAGAGATCTTCATGAAGGAATGGCTCTCACTGATTGAATCCAAATCTGGTGAGCGTGGTCTGTTCAATCGTCAAGCTGCATTCAAGAAAGCCAAGAGCCTTGGTCGTCGTATCTGGGAACTGATCGTAGGCACAAATCCATGTGCTGAGATTTCACTTCGCAGCATGGGACTGTGCAACCTGACTGAAGCTGTGATTCGTGCAGGCGACACATTGGCAGTGATCAAGGAAAAGATCCGTATCGCTGTGATTATGGGAACCTACCAATCCATGTTGGTCGATTTCCGGTATGTCCGTTCTACTTGGAAAAAGAACCAAGAAGAAGAGCGTTTGCTCGGTGTCTCGATGACAGGCATCATGGATCACGAAGTACTGTCCAAAGTGACTGACGAAGCACGGGCATGGCTGGATGAACTCCGTGAGCACGCCATTGCAGTGAACTTAGAATGGTCAACACTGTTGGGCATCAATCAATCAGTGGCCATCACTACAGTAAAGCCATCAGGCACTGTGAGCCAACTGGTTGATGCAGCCAGTGGTAAGCATGAGCGTTACGCAGAGTACTACATCCGTACTGTTCGTGGCGACATGAAAGATCCACTGACCCAACTGATGATCAAGCAAGGTTTCCCTTACGAGCCAGCAATTGGCAAAGAAGAAAGCACTGCTGTGTTCTCATTCCCTGTGAAAGCACCAGAGAATGCAGTGTTCCGTAATGACCGTACTGCCATCCAGCAGCTTGAGCATTACATGATGTTCCAAGATCACTGGTCAGAGCACAACGTATCAAACACGATCTTCGTGAAAGATGCTGAGTGGCTTGAAGTCGGTGCATGGATCTACAAGCACTTTGACAAAGTTGCTGGTGTGAGCTTCCTGCCCCACAGCGATCACAGCTACCAGCAAGCTCCGTATCAGGAATGTGATGAAGCAGCCTACCTTGAACTGGCAGCAAAAATGCCAGCTTTCAATTGGGATGAACTCGCTGACTTTGAGAAGGATGACTCCACTGTGAACACCAAGGAATTGGCTTGCAGTGCTGGAGTCTGTGAAATTCTCTAAAAAGTTATGTCACAAACCGGGGTTTTGCCGGGGAAAGACATAAGGGCAGTTTGCTGGTTCTGCGACTTGTAAAAACCAGCACATACAACCAAGGAGTTAACTATGTCTAGACCAACATTTAGTCTTGAAACCCATCTTCGTGTTTACGATGATCAGAATGGACAGTACCTTTTAGTAACTCCTGATGGCGATAGCACAGGCTGTGTTCAGCTATCTGCTGATGCATCACAAGAAGAGTACTGGGGAAAAATATGTCTGGTAGTTCAGCCCGGAATGGCTCGTTTATTGGCCAAAGCTTTGATTCAAGTAGCTGATTCACTTGACGAAGCTGAGACAGAAAGATTTCATCTTCTTGGACTAGCTCCAAAATAAAAAAGCCCCTCGTTTGAGGGGCTTTTTTTATCCTGACATTAACCCTTGTTTGAGGGCATAGCCCATTAAAGGCCATAGCTCCTTCCGAGCATTTTCAATTGCCAGAGTCTCGCCGTACTCAGGAATGTCATTCGCTGAACTGGCACATGCTGACGGTGAACCAGTAACGGCAAAACCAGATTTGGTAGTCAACACACCCCAACGAAGAATCTGCCCAGACTTGGTAATGTGCATGACAACCTCAGTGTCAATAATGTTTTCATCAAACATTTTTTGAGTGACACGAGGTGCGTCTTTACCTTCAACAGCCATCAGTTCTTCAATACCCAGTTTCATGACTTTCTCCTATAAAGCCTCAGTCTATCATCAGTTGATCAGATTCCACCATGGGTTTAACGCTGGTGCAGTCAGACCCTGACCAATACCCATTGAGTTGCCAATGCGACCTTCAGCCAAGATGGTCAAGAAGTTGTCTTCCACTGGTGTACCGATGTTGCCAAACACTGGCACCGTTGGAATCATGCCAGCCAGCAGCACTTGCAATGGGTTGTTCCGAATCATCGAAGCAGCCACCTTTACAGAACGAATCTTGAAATTGTAGAACCACAGCAAGCCATTGCTTTCCAGTGAGCCACGGAACCTACCGGGCAGACGGTCATAGTTCACATACTCTTCAGAGATTTGAGCCAAAGCTTCAGCTTCAGTCTTGCCCTTGGTCTTCATCAAGTGGTCAAACAGAATCGCTTTACCCAAGAAGTCACCGTACTCAGTTGCTTTCTGAACAGCCTGGAATAGTGCTGTGTCCTTGGTCACCAAAGCATACTTGCCAGCAGTCTGAAGACTCTCGGGCAACTTGGAAACAGCGTTCTCCATGTAGGCGTGAAGCTTGCCCTCAGACAACAGGATCTCTTCACGAGAGATACCAGCATCAGAAATGGCACTGAACTCACCAGCATTGATCAAAGGCCAGATGCTCAGACGGCGGTAGCTGTCCTCAATCGACTTGATCTCAACACGCAGCTTGCCAGCTTTCAATGGATCATTGGCAGCAGCAAGAAGCTCAGCTTCAGCCTCAACGTGACGAATACGATTCTTCACATACGAGTCAATCTCAGCAGTCTTACGTGGCATGTCACGATACAGAGTCACTGGCGACACACCACGACTCAGCAACTGAACCATGTTGGAAACCAAGTTGCCAGCAGGCACGATCACAGACTTCATCACGATCAAAACTTTGGCATCCTTGATGTAGTTCTGGAGAACCTTTTCAGCGTTCACAAGGTACTTGTACGCATCAACACCCATGGTGCTGATAGCCAGCCGCTGGACGACCTTTGCAGTCTTTGGATCCCAGTGGGTTACCCCACTCCACAAATCACGCACAGAGGCTGCACGGTAGCCCACAGCATCGTTGATTATGTCTTTGCGAACCATGAACTCATTGCCGAAAACTTGTTCCACGTAGTCACGAACTTCTTTGCTCATGAGCTTCAGAGCATCAGCAGTTACCGGATCCAGTTTGTTGCCAAACAGATTTACGTACTCACTGCGATTGTTCCCACCTGTCTTCATGTCTTCGTCGTACATAGCTTTCAGGTTGTCGATCAGCAGGTAATTCATTTCCTGACCTTTGACCTCTTCAACCTGACGACCACGCCACACACCAATCATCTTGGCCAGATGGGTATCTTTCTCCAGCTTGTCAGCTTGAGCAGGATCAATGGAGCGTTCAAACGCAACCACAGAACCAGTGTCATCAAACACAGGCAGCAGTGGCGCAACAGAGTCTTGCTCACGAGCACGACGACGAAGCAGCTTGGCCAAGTACATTGGATCAACCGTATTGCCAGCAGTCATGCCATTGACCGTCAAGCCAGTCGTCAGATCAACACCACCAGCAGTCTGGTTCACGTTCTGAAGCAGACCCTGAGTGAAGGCACCTTTACCACCGACAGGTGAGAAGTAGTAGCCCTTGCTTGCAAAGCCACTTTCCAGATTGGAACCAACGTAATCACCAGTGCGAATGTAGCCACGCAAACGAAGCTCAGATGCTTGGCTGTCATCAGCCACGATCAAAGACACACCAGCTTTTTGTTCGCTTGGGATGTGGCCTTTGTAGGCATTTGCTTGAGCCATGGGATTGAGAGATGCTTTGCGATTCTCTTCCTCACGCTGACCAGTCAGGTAGGCCAGAGCAAAGTCAACACCCTCTGCTTCAGTCAAAACCAAAGCAGACAGTTCAACCATGTCAGCAGGAGAAATTTTCTCCAGAGCGTACAGAGACACCAGTTGGTCAATCTCGTTGGACAGATCAACCGAAGTAGCCATACCACCTTCACCCCACAACTTGCCAATTGCGAATGAGTTGCGAAGCAGGTTCATACCAGCTTTGCCAGTCATCATGTACTCAGCCAGTTGCTTGGACTTTGCGATTTGCTTCTGACCATTCAGGGTAGATGCATCAGTCAGCACCTTCTCAAGACGCTTGATCTCAGCAGTACGAGCAGCAGTGTCAGTGATCAAACCAACAGTGGCAGCACGAGTACGGCCAGTGATCAACGAAGCAAGATCAGTCTTGCCCATTCCACGGAACATAGCTGACCACTCACTATCCAGCAGTGGACGAGTGAACTTGCCTGCAATCACCGTGGGCACGTTCTCACGATATGCCTGACGGTCTTGCTGAACCACAGAACGAACCTTCTTGATCATGTCCACGATCACAGCATTGGTCGAAGTACGGCCAATCAGATCAGAAAATAGTTCACGAATCGGACGAACCAAGTTGGTACGGTTCACGCCACTCATAACACCACGAGAAACAGCATCAGCTTTCTCTTCACTGACCAGCAGACTTGTCAGCTTCACAGCAGCATTCACAGCCTGAGCAGATTTACTGTTCGGGTTGTTCTTTGCAAGACGCTCTGTTTTGCTCAGTGCATAGTCAGACAGTGCATTCATGCCTTCAACAATCTTCGCATTCAGTTGGTTCACCCGACCAGTTGCGTTGTTGATTGTTGTTGCAACCAAGTTCTCATTACGCTCAGCCAGATCAATGATGTTCTCTGTCAGAGCATTGATCGCAGCTTGCACAGAAGGAGCACCTTTTGTGTTTGACAACGTAGCTGACAGATTCTCCATTGCATTCATGCCAAGGTTCTCAAGCACATTGTCAGCACTGTCGTTTTTGTTCAGACCAATTTTGGTTGGAGCCATCTTCGACAGCACAGCTCGAAGTTCATCATTGACGATGGCCATGCCAAGGAAAGCAGACAGTAAAGATGAACGGCCCAGTGCATCAGTCTTGACCATGCTCTGACCCATCAGCCATTCATACTTCTTGCGAGCAGCGTCATACTCATTTGGATCCTGTGAAGTTGGATCAGCCATGAAGTCTTGAATGGTCAACTCTTTGGTCACTTGCGTGTACAAAGTTTGTGCCCTAGCCATTGATGCAGGATCAATCTTTGCTTGTGTAGCCAAAGCAGCAACGACACTTTGCAGAGTCGTTGACTCTTGCAGCGTCATACCAAACCCATTGGCCTGTGCATCCAAAGCCAAATCAGTTGCCCGTGCAATGGATGCAGCAATCACTTGATCAGCAGCCACAGTGGACGGTGCAGTGTTTAAGTAGGTCACAACCATGTTGTCAAACGCATCTTGAATACGCACCAAACGAGCATTGTCATTGGGGCTGGATTGCTTCAAGATGATCTGTTCATTTGGCACGGCAGTACCAGCAGTGCTCAGGTTTTTACCTTGCACTGCCATGATCACAGAGCTGTTGAACAGCAAATTGCTGAACACATCCTGACCAGCAGCAGGCACAGCTTTACGCCCAAACAGCAGCTTCTTGATCAGTGCAATTGTTTGCTCTGCAAGACGAGCCAAAGGATTGGCTTTCTCAGTTTTCAACACAGTAGCCAGATTCTGGTTTGCCAGTGCCCATGCCATGAATTCATTCAGTGCAGCAGCCTTGGCCACAGTAGGTGCCATCGTGTCATTGCCACTGAAACCGAGGATTGCCTGACGAGCATTGCGATAGGCAGCAATCAATTCAGGGCTACCAACAGCAGTCAGACGTTCCTCAGAATTCAGGAACTGAGCCATCAGCTTTTCCATGTTGGACACAGCCAAGCTCACCACAGCAGCTTCATTCCCTTGGATCTTGCCGTTGTAATGATCCACCAAAGTTTCAATGGTAGAAGCATGTACCAATTCATGAACCAAAGTCTCAGCAGAGGGCTTGGCCAGATAGACAGTCTTGTCAATCGTAGAGGTCCAGCCACTGGTAACACCAGAGCGAACGTCAGCAGCATCTTCAGGGCTAGTAGCAAAAGCAGCCAGTTGATCAGGTGTACCGTAGATCACCTTGTAGCCTTTTGGAGCCAAGGAAGAAAGCACCTGTTCCAGCACCACAGCCATGTTGTCAGGAATACTGAATTCCTTCTGCAAGGTCTTCAAAGTGGACAGCACCAAAGTGCGAGTTCCATTTTTGGCTTTCTTGCCAGCAGTGCTCAGTTCAGTCGAAATGTCATCTGAACCAAAAGACTTCATGGCAGCAAGCTTTGCGTCGTAAGCCTCATTCAACTCAGCAACAATCTCATCCAGATTAGTGGAAGTCAATTGCTTCTTGCCAGAAGTTTTGAACGGTGCAGCAGCAGAAGCCATCTGATCAACACTGATTGAATAATCAGCAAGTACTTGCTTACGCACATCAGCATTGACAGCAGCGTTTTTAAGCGATGCACCCATAGACTTGACCTTGGCCAATGCGTCAGCAGCAGTCAATTCCTTGTCTGCAAAGATACGTTTGAAGTCAGTCAACATTGCATCAGTGATTGTCAGATCACCATTCAGCAACATGCCATCAAACGATTGAGACACAGCCTTGAAAGGATTCCCTTTCCAGCTTTCAGTCACAGCTTCGTTTGATTTCTCACTGTCTTCAGTGATGGTGGACAGCTTCATGTTCATACCGTCGAACACCTTCAGGGTTCCTTCAGGAGCACCCATCATGGTGGCAAGACGTTGCATCATCACACCGTCACCCATACCAATCACAAGGAATGGAATACCTTTGACACCAGCATCACGAGGACCATACACGGAAGCAGGCATCTTGAAGCGATCTCCCAATGAGGCAGCAAGATTTGATTTGTTATCGTCAGCAGCATCACGGCCAGCAATGAAGTAACTTTGCTCTTCGGTCTGAACCAAAGGATGCAGGGCTTTCAATTGGCCCATTGCAGTCTTCAGATCTGCTTTCGACAAGAACTCACCCTTTGGCTTGGTAGCTTTGATCTTCTCCAAAATGCCCATGTAGGCATTGGCCATGAAGATCGACTGCACCTGAGTAGCTTGCTGAATAGTGTCTACACCAGCAGTCAGATCAGATCCCAAAGTATCGGTGATACCTTGACGAAGAGGGGTCACAAACAGCTTCAGCAAATTCTCAGAGAGATTGGAAATTTCATCAGCTTGCAGCGTGAAGTCTTTCGGGTTGCTGGCACTACGGTTATCAGCCGTAGGAGTCTTCTTGACATACATCTCGCCTTTGAATTCTTTAACCACTTCTTGAGTCAGGCTGTTCATGTCGTTGACGAAGTTGTCAAACTTCTTCTCACCACCAGCACCAAACATTGCTTCACCCCATGACATTTTTGTACCTGCCATTTTCTTGGCAGCGTCAGTCATGCGAGCATAGACAGCATCAAGCAAAGCTTGTGTGATTTTGGAAGAGACACCCTTTGCACCAGCACCATAGATCGTTACCGTCAGCGGATTCTTCACCAGCTTACGATCAATATCCAAACCACCTTCACCATCATCTTTGATGAGATCAGGCAAGAACGTATTCATCAAAGACACAATGCTATTCATTTTGGATTCAATGACTGGCTGTTGCTTCAGAGATTGACGCATCGTTGCCAATGCTTTCTTGAAGCCATTGGCAGCAGTTTCGTACAAGTCAACATTACCACCTTGCTCTTTCATGCCACGGAATTCATTCATGGTCATATTGCCCAGACCAAGAAACAAACCACCCTTGCGAATGTTGTTGACCCACTCAGTAGTGAACTTGCCAGTAGTCATCAGCATCATTGCGTTGATCGGGCCATTGGTCACACCGTCAGCCTCAACGTAGAGCGAAGTAGTGAAAGCTTTTTTGGCTTCTACATCCATTGCTTTGTAACGTGCATATTCCATCAGAGCATGGACAGCAACAGGAGTGAAGTCTTTACCCAGACGTTCCTTGATTGAAGCCATTTCATCTTGCGTCAGGGCACGAGATTCAGTAGTTGGATCGTAGTCATTGAGCCAAGCAGCCAAAGACTCGACAGCACCAGAGTACTCATTTTCCAGCTTCTTGAAAATCAACTCGTTGGATGCTTCAACAGAAATGGTATGCACCTTCACACCCAGAGCTTGAGCCAAGGCAAGACCAAATGCTTTGTGTTCCTTGGATCCAACCTTCGACACATCAATTGTTGAACGGGTAGGCAGCAGCAGTTCACGGACAAACTTGGATGCTTGTGGGCCAAAGCGACCAAGCTGTTGCAGACGGTTCACCTTGCTCATGTTGTACGCATAACGTACAGCAAAATCTTGAGCAGGCACACCAGCTTTCTCAGCTTGGTTCTCCAGATCACCAACCAGACCTTCAATCGACTTGAACGACGAAGCCAGATTCAAGTTACGACCTTCAAGGGTCTTCAGATGATTCACATTGGTGACAGCCACATCAGCTTGTTCACCAAACATTTCCATCACAGCATCCAGACCCATTGCTTTGTACATCTCAAACAAAGGCAGATTCAAGTAGAACGGAGTGTTGCCTTCAGCTTCAACTGCTTTCAGTGCAGCAGGGCTGTTCTCAACAAAGCTATTCCGCATCTGTGCAGTAGCTACAGGAGGACGAGCACTGCCCATAAAGCGAACTTCAGTAGGCTCGATAGAGACAGCTTGCTCAATAGCAGTTGGGTAAGTCTGGATCAGCTTGTCAGAAGCGTATTCAACCAGTTCATAGCGATCTACTGTCTTTGGTTTACCAGTCAGATTGACAGGAATATCAATGACAGTTTCTTTAAGCATACCGCCTGCAACCATTGCAGCAAACACTTCAGCAGCAACCCCTAATGGGATGCCTTCAGCGTAAGAATCAGACTCAGTTGACTTGGATTGCACACCCCAATACTTTGGCAACATGGCAGCAATCGCACGAATTGCTTCCACATGACCCATGGTGTTCTTCAGCAAAGGAAGGTACGGACCAACTTGCTCTTCAGTCAAACTGAGAATTGCAGCAGCATCACGTTCATCAACAATGCTGGAACGATCCATTGCAGTGATACGCCATTGCAGACCAGCCAACACAGCACCATCCAAAAGAGTCTCATCGTACTGGTACGTGCCATCAACCTCACGGGTGATGTTCATTGGCTTGCCATTGATCCAAGTTGTTGGCTTTGACTTGTCTGGGTCAGCATAAACTTGAACTACTTTTTTGTCTTGAATGAACTCAGCCAAACTGTCTTTCATAGACAGTTTGATTTTGTTGCCCAAACGAAGGTAGTTCTGGTAAGCACCAGCCACATCAGAAGCCAACGTAGAGCTTTGATCCACACCAGTGAATGCCTTCAATGCTTCTGTGCTGGCCAATGCGTCATACACATCACGAAGAGGTTTTTCCAAACCGACCAGACGAGAGACAGCGTTCTTTGTGTACTGAAATGCAGTACCAAAACGGGACGAAGACACCAGACCCTCAAACACATTGCCAGTGTCAGACACGATTGGTTCTGCAACTGGCTCAGCTTTCGCAACCTTTGGTTGTGCAGCTTCACGCTTTGCACGGTCAGTCTCAAGACGTTCAGCCAAGATCTCTTTGATCTCAGCAATCGTTTCTTCATTCTTGGCTGATTTGTCTGGGTTGTTTTCCAGATTTTCCAGCACACTCGACAACTCAGAAAACTTCATGGTAGCCAGACCAGCAGCAGCACCGTTGTCAGGAACAGGTGCAATCTCTGGTTCTGGTTCAGCGACAGCTTTAACGACAGGCTCAGGCTTGACAGGAACAGCCACAACAGGCTCTGCAACCACAGGAGTAGCTTTGGGTGTGACAACTGGAGCAACAGCAGGAGCGACGTTCTGAGCAGCCTGACCGGGCATTGACCGAACACCTGAAGCAAATTCATTTGCCACAGTGTCAGCTACGCCATCTAATTCTGGAGCCAAGGAAGCCAAGCCCATCTTTTGAACGCCCAGTTCTGGGAATGCATCAGCCAAGCCATTGACAATCCCACCCAGACGATCAGCCTCAAGAGCAACGCTCTGAGCAAAGCGGATAGAACCAGCAGACGCAGGAGTTACACCCAGAGCTTTGCTCGACAAAGTGAAATTACGTTTCTGGCCAAGAGACTGGTACTTTTGAGCACCATCAGTGCCAGCAATACCACTTGCAAAAGCAGCATTGATGGCACCAAGTTTATTCTGCATGTGCTGAGCAAACAGCATGAAGTCTTCCAACTGTGCTTTGCCAGTAGCGTAGTCACCAGCGTCATAGGCAGCACGGATACGGGAACCATGATCCAAGGCTGAAAGACCTTTGGCACCAGTCTCAGTCTGAATCTCAGCACTGACACGAGACAGTTCAGTCAAACCATTGGCAGCAGCTTTTGCATCAGCAGCTTTGGCTGCATTCATCAGAGCAGCAGCAGCCTTCATGCCACTCAATTGGCGTGGAGTGAGTTGGATCTTCCCATCAGCAGCTTGCTTCAAGATCACATTCAGAGAATCCACATTGGAATTCTGTGGGGCTACTTGTGCAATAGCAGCAGTAGCCTGAACAGCTTTCATGCCTTCTGGAGTGGCGATGTTTTCATCAGTCACAACAGGACCATTTCCCTTTTGGGAAATTGCAATCACTTCTTGCACAGCTTTTGAGATGGCAGGGGATTGGCCCAAGCTTTGAGCAGCCTTACCATACTGAGCCAGAATCTTCTGAGCAGGATGATCATCAGGCAATGCATCAAGAGCATCGTTGTTGGTGTTCTGAAGATTCTCAAACGAGGTCAGCATGTCCAACATTGCAGACGCTGCAACCAAACGATCCAGTGAATCTGTCTTGGCTTCAACAATCACTTTGGCCAATGCCTGAATAGCGGTAGGCTTGTCCGTCACACCAGTCAATGCAGTCTTCACAGAGTCAGGCGAAGCTGGATCCAATGATGCAGGGTCATACGTGTTGAACGTGCTCAATTGCTCAGCAAACTTGTTGATGGCAGCTTTCACAACTGGATCAGCTTCTGTCTCAGCAGCAGCAGTCATTGTTGCTACAGCTTCAGGGGCACCAGCACCAAGCTCATTTACAGCTTGGTTTACCCGCTGATCAGATACAGGCGAAGCTGCATCAGTCTGAGCCATCAGACGATCAGCACGAGTCAGAATTGCATCCAGACCTTTGGCAGCAACTGCTGCTGTATTGGTAACAGCACCACGAGCCAATGCAGGAATAGACACTGCACCAGCAGTACCAGCACCGTACAAAGCACCCTCACCAATTTGACGACCAAGATCCTTATTCAGTTCACGAGAAGGATCCACTTCTTGTTGAATGGCCAAGTTCTGTGCAACACCAGATGCACCAGACTGAAGACCCTCTTCAAGAGTCTCTTTGCCAGTGTTCTGTAAAGCAGTACGGACACCCACTTTGGCAAATGGGTTGGCCTCAAATTTGGCAACCAGAGAACCAGCAGCAACACCAGCAGGGCCAGCAATAGCAGCAGCCATCAAACCAGCGTTGTTGGCCATGGAGATTTTCTGTTCTTCAGTCAGATCAGTACGATCTTTCAAAGACTCCATTGCATCATTCACAGTAGCAGTGAAACCACCACCAGCAGATTGAGCACCAATAGCTAATGCAGTTGGAGCAGCACCAGCCGCAAGACGGCCAGCACCCACAGCAGCAGCACCTTTGGAGATTACTTTGGCAATAGGTCCAGCAGTCAGCATTGAACCAACGCCCTGAGAAACACCACTCAGCAAAGTCTGTGCATCACTGCCACCGATGGCAATTGCATCAATCACATCACGGCCAGTCTTGGCCAGAGAATCAACAATGCCTTTGTCGGATTGTTTGTAAAGCTGTTCGTTGTCTTTGCCAGCCAATTCATTGGTAGCTTCAGCAACCCTACGACGAGCATTGAGAGAATCTGATTGTTGGCTCTGCCCCCACTTAGTAGCTTCACTCAGCAAGCGACTTGCTTCAGTGCCGCCAGCTTCATTGACCAATCCAATACCCAAAGCACCAATACCACCCACAGCATTCACGGCACCAGAAGCAATGTCAATACCAGCATCAACAATGTTGTCACCGATGTTTGCCACACCAGTTGAATCACGAGAAACTTGGGCAGATGCATTGGCAGCAAGACCGATCAACTCAGCCCCACGACTAGAACCATATTTGGCAAACAGTTGGGCAGAATCCATGGTAGCAAGATCACGTTGCTCACCTTGTAGTGACTGCATTCCGTACCCAGTACGAGCAGCAACCGTTGCATCATAAGCAATCTTTTCGCCACCGAGAGCAGTCTTTTTTGCTGTAGCAGCAGCAGTGATAGATTCCTTTTTGGCATCTACGACAGTTGGTGCAGGCACAGGTGGAGCAGAGTTTGCGTACTGTGCAAGGAGAGCGTTGAAGTCGATCATGTATTTCTTGGCCTGCTGGATATAAATTGGAGGGAAGCCTGACGTAGAGTTTAGCTCATATACCAAATAAAAAAAGCCTCTTTCGAGGCTTCTTCTACGGTAGGGGCGTCATCACTTCCTTGGGCGCTCAGATTGAATCTTGCCGAATGTCTCAGTGAAAGCTTTCTTTTGGTCATCAAGTTCTTTTTGCATTGCTGCCAATCGGCCTGACGAATTAGGAAAACCAGCATCAACACGAGTACGTTGTTCTTTGATCAAATCTTCAAGCTCTTTCATCTTCGTAGCTTTGTTGTTCATCGAAACAACTTGAGCACCCTTCATTTGATTGTTCAACTGAAGATTTCCAACTTCACGATTATCTTTCACTAATTGAATAATGTTCTTTAAAGCATCTTCACGAACAACAACTTTGCCCCCTAAATCTTCTGTGCCATCAGTCCCATTAAACAGCCAGTTTGAACCAGCCATATATGCATCAGTACTGGCAACGTGCTGCAAAGCAGCAGCAGCTACCTTGGGAGACACATTGGCTTCCTGACTGATCTTGGTAACGTACTTGTCAACCAGACCTGAATTTGCACCAGCAAAAGTAGGCAGCTTCATCAAAGCAGCAACCATGTCACCTTTGGCTCCAGCTTGATTTTTAAAAGCTTCCAAGTTCTGGGAAATGCTTGTCAGATCAGCACTGGAAACATCCTGCGTAGCCTGCATTGCCAAAGACTGAACCAAAGTACTAGCCATAGCAGCACTCTCAACAGGAGGCAAAGTTTTAGCTTCTGTCTTTGTCAGGGGTGGGGTTCCAACAGGCAGAGTTCCAGCAGCAGCATTGCTGATCAGACCGCCAGCAGTAGCAGGTTGACCGACAGCAGTAGCTTTCTCAGTTGGATTCACACCAAAGGTTGACAGCAGTGAACTGATTCCACCAGCAACACGGCTATTTTTGTAGCCATCACCGTTGTAGATTGCTGGTGCAGTAGCAACAGCAGGAACCACAGGACCATTGTTGCCTGGAATCCGATCAGCATTCGTCCCAGTAAGAACAGGTCCAGCAGGTTGAGGAACCAAGGTATTCACCAAAGGACCACCGACAGGAGTGCTTGGACGGAAATCAGCAAGCTGAGTTTCAGCAGGGACTCCGACACCTCCACCACCAAACTTCTTACCGTAGTCAGAAATCTTGGTGCCATTGGCATCAGCAGGATCATATTTACCGTTGGTTTCAATGAAGCGTTTCACTCCAGCAATACCGCCAAGGTGGGCCATGCCACGAACAGCATCACGGTCAATCACAACACCATTGACTGTTTTGCCAAACGAAGTATCCAGACCAAGCTTTGTAGCTTGATTGTCAATGTCAGCAAAATGCCAGTCAGCAACTTTGTTTTGTACTTCAGCAGTGCTGTCACGGTACTGTTGTGGAGTCATATCAGCAGGCAGAACACCAGCTTTTTTGGCATCAGCCAAACGATCTTGACCAAACTGAAGCAAACCGAAGTGACCAACTTTCCCACCAGAACCAACAGCAGAATTTTCAGCAGTAGTCTTGCCACCACTTTCGTTCTTTGTCAGGCCCACAGCACTGGCCCATGCAGCACCAGTTGACGGACGTTCGCCAGCAGGCACAGGACCACCCATGGCTTGCTCAAACTTGTCAATGTCTGCGTTTGGACCAGTCAGATCCTTGCCAGTGACAGTTTTGTACATGGAGCCAATACGAGCACGGACAGCAGGACTTACGTTGCTGGATTCCAGTTGCTTGCGAATAGCTGTAGGACCAAGACCTTGATCTTGAAAACCTTGCATAAGGCTAGTGCTCCGTTTCTCTTCATCAGCATTTAGGTAAACCTTGCTGTTGTCGAAAGCAGCACGAGTCTTGCCAGAAATATCGCCAACAAGTTGACTTTGGGCAGCAATAGGCAGATTTGCAAAATCACCCATTGGTACACCACTAGCACGAGCAAGTGCAGCAGCAGCAGGCAAACGAGCATCTAGTTCACGAAGGCGTTCAGCATTCGTGAACTGATTGTTGAGAGTGCCTTGAGCCAAGTTTTCAGTTGCTGTAGCTGTGGACAGCAAATTGCCAACACGGTTGTTGGCATCGTTCATCGTAGTTTGACGAATCCGTGCAGGATCCAAACCAGCAAACAATGCCCCAGACTTTAAAGCAGCTTGCAGTTCAGCAGGATCTTGATACTTCAAGAGTTGACGTTGAGCTTCTTGGTTCACGATGTTTGACTGAGTATTGTCAAACTCAGCCAAGCCAGTACCAGCAGTACCCAGTGCTTGATTCAAAAGAGCAATTGCTTGTGCTTGTCCACGCTGAGCACCTGAGAAATCAGGAGCAGCAACATCACGCCACGTAAGAGGTTGAGCCATGGTGATTCCTTTAAGCAGTCAGCTTGCGGCGTTCGATTTCAGAAGCGGTAACTTCCTTGGAAGTACCAGCAGTAAAGCCACGAGCGTTCAGCGTATCAGCCATACGGTCGTTGTAGCTTTGCGTTTGGTTCGTCAGGTTTTTCTCAGCAAATTTCTTGCTGAAGTCAAACTGTTCATTGGCCAACTTGTTGGCTTGGTATGCACCATACAGATTGCCAATAGTTTTCAGACCATCAAGGCCAAGCTGTGCCGTACCCATGTTGAAACCGAAGCCAGAACCAGCAAGGGGAGTGGCACCAAAGCCACCCATGCCTGAAGAAGCACCGGGATAACTACCAGTTGCACCGGGCATTTTGAAACCCATGTTCCCCATTGGAGCAATGCCGCCCATCATGGAATAGTCAACCCCTGTCATGGGCATAGCCCCAAAACCAGATGGCAACGTACCACCAGCAACCGATGGATTGCTGAATTGGAAGTTGCTGGCTGTCAATCCCATTGGCTGCTGTTGCTGTTTTGAGAGCAGTGAGTAATCCATGATGTATTCCTTTAAGTCTCTAATTCAAGATCAAGCGTAAGAGCTGAAAATTTGCTGATCATTTCCAACGAAATCTGTGCAATGTCTGTCCCTGTCAGAAGTGTCCTGTTCAGGAACATAGCAGAAGGTTCATAACCCGGAACAGACACATCTGTAAAAGCCAGTGGATCAATCACACCACCAGCACCTACGCCAAACTCTTTTTCGTACTTCGCAGAAATGCCATCACTCTTTGATTTGTACTCAGAAACAAGTTTAGCTGTTTCTCCCATAGTCTCATTGGCACTGGCTTGGATGTACTGAGCAATTCCATCACCAACAGACAGCGTAAGTTTCATCAGATTTTCTGCCTTCATCAAGTTTGCATAGACAGAGGCCATTGAAACTTGTTGTCCAGCAGCCATCAGTGTGCCTGCTTGTATAGCTACTATCGAAGCAATGAAGCCGATTATCGCACCAATCTTCTCACCGAAGATAGCAGTAGCACCAGCAGTAATTACCTTCATGAGCAGCATTGCAGCGATTGCATTTGCAGCTACACCAACCAAAACGGCAGCAATTCCTGAGAAGCCAAGTGCAGTTCCTACTGCTACGTTACCTCCTAAGATGCCCCCACCACTGGACAGAAACGCTGCTGCTGGTGGGTAATTAATGGCAATCACAATGATTACAATGATCACAATAATGGCAAACAGACCAGTCTGATACCACTTGCGAGTCACGATTGTGTAGCTGTTCAGCATCAGATAGGAACATGAGTTCGCCATCTGAGTTCGTGGAACCAAAGGAGTATTGGCGAACATTCCCTCATGAAGTGGGATGATGAAGCCTGATTCCTCAGAAGAGTTCAAAGCTTGCTTGGAAAGAATGGTCACAACTTTCCCGTTGTAAACCATGTTTTTGTGAACCAAGTTAAGAATAGTGATTCTTCTCCAGCGATTTGGAGACTCTTGAAACACAAGAGCAATACGCTCTAAGTTCTCATAAGCAAGTTGACTGTAGGTGTCTGAGTCAAACTGGTAGTAGTAAGTTGTCTCAATAGTTTCGTCAGCCAACTGTTCAAACCACAGTTCACCCACAACAGCACCGGGACGGCCAAGACCAGTCCCAGTACTCAATGCCATATCCGTCCAAGACAGATTGATGTTGTAGTTCATTCCCGGCAAATTGCCAGATGTGATATTCAAGCTGTAGCTTGGAGGTGGTGTGTATTCAGGAACCACAGGAAAAGGAAGGTACTCCCAACTTCCCGTAGCAGGGTTAAAAACCATGGATCCATCCACTATTCCAGATTCACCAGCGGCTGAAAGTCTGACGTTGTATTCGTATTGAGCATTGATCCTTGCAGCGTTGGTGATCTTCCAATCAGCAAACGTAATGCTGTCATTAGACTGTGCTGCACAGGTTTCAAAGAATGTGTACAGGTATCGCTTGCACTCATTTTCTTTGGTGTTCAGAGCAACACCAAACACCATGTAAGCAAAGTCAATATCACCAAGCTGTGGGTTTGCAGCCAAGCTTTTCACAACCTTGTCAAAGCTACTGCCCGTAGCTTTACGTACAGCTTTTTTTGAAGCTGTGTACAACTCAGGATAGTAAGTTGGAGAGATAAAAGTGTTTTCGATCCGTACAGGAATGTATGGAAAGAAAGTCCCAATGGAACCATTGGAAGTAAACATTGCATCCAGCACAGCATTGCCACTGTACCGTGCATAAATCATTGTCTGAGTTGGCTCAATCTTGGCTAACACACGAGTCACAGTATTGATACGAGTCACTTGTTCATACACCACAGATTCAGTCGTTACTGTAGTGGTTGTAGTGCGAGTCACACCAGCACCCATATTTGTAGTGCTTGTCGTGGTCGTTGTGTTTGATACCTTGGATCCAGTTTGATCCATGAAGT